CCCCAACAAAAACATCAACCAACACCCCAACAAAAACTCAAACCCCAACAAATACCCCAACAATAACCCCAACAAATACCCCAACAAATACCATAACGCCAACTATCACCCCAACAAACACTCCAACAAAAACTCAAACGCCAACTATCACCCCAACAAAAACCTCGACAAACACTCCAACAAAAACTCAAACGCCAACTATCACCCCAACTATCACCCCAACAAATACTTTGACACCAACTATCACCCCAACAAAAACCTCGACAAACACCCCAACAAATACCCCAACAAAAACCTTAACCCCGACCATCACCCCAACAAACTCTTTGACCCCAACAAAAACTCAAACACCAACCCCAACAAAAACTCAAACACCAACCCCAACAACCCCTTATACCTCATTTTTAATCGCCAAATGTTGTGATGGAACATCAGAAGTAATGTCATTACCAACAATCTATACCCCAACCGTGGTCCCTTTCAAAACTTGGGTTGTTGTTGACACATTAGGTGTTTGTTATACAATTCAACAGGTGAATACAATTCCGAACCTACCCATTAGAATATGGAATGGTGGTGTTGTTTGGTTAGAGACAGGAACAAATACTGGTTGTACAACTTGTAATTTAACCTACCCTTGTCCAACCCCAACCCCAACCCCAACAAAAACCGTAACACCAACAATAACTAAAACCCCAACCAACACACCAACAATAACTAAAACCCCAACCAACACACCAACTATTACCACAACTAAAACCCCAACAAATAGTATTACCCCAACAAATAGTGTCACACCAACAAATAGTGTCACACCAACAAATAGTGTCACACCAACATTAACACCATCATCAACACCACCGCCTATTTGTGATACAATAGTTTCTCTTTGTCCTATCTACTCATACTCACCGACACTATTAACTTGGCCATCATTGGTGGGGTATACGTTATATTCAGGGTCTTGGGCAGGTAGTGCCGATGACGGTTATACCGCAACACCAATCACATTACCGACATCATTTTCAACTTTTGGAATCCCATCAACTAACTTGTACATCGGAACTAATGGATACTTCACATTAAATCAGGGGTCAACTCATTATGGACCATCCCCAATTTTAGGCCCACCGGCAACAATATGTTCTAATCCAGGTGATTTGTATTTATCACCGAACGCATCTCTATTAGATGGTACAACCCAAAACGCATATTCAATTACAGGTACTGATGGTAATAATATGTTTTATGTGAAAATTTTAGTTAATTGTGCGTCGTTAGGTGCACAAACAACACCTTACTCTTGGATTGCGAATTTTTATAGAGATTGTAAATATCAATGGTTAGAAGTTAAACCAAAAACTAATGTTTCTGGTAACGCAGGACCTTATAGTGTCTCTAGTCCTTCGACATTATCAAGTCAAGTTTGGAGAAGTAATTTAGATGGACAAAATTGGGTGTTATTAGGGTACGGTAGTGTAACAATATAAAAAGAATAAAAAAAAAATAAGAAAAGAAATGCCATCATCAGTAATAATTTCTAGTGTTAATTATAATGGTCAAACCGGTAATATAACTTTCACCCCTTGGGCGGGTAGTACAATTATAAATCTTGGGGCCCATACAATACCATACTCATATGACGCAAATTACCCATATGGGACCTATAGTATATTTTACCCATTTTATAATAAAACGTGTCAAAAAATAATATCACCACCAAATCAAGTATTACCTTGTGATATTTTAACATTATATATATACGATGATGGTGAATTTCAAATTTCACAAATTAGACGTTATGATTACCCAAGCAACACATCAAACCCTTTAAACACTCAAATTGGTCGATACTCTAACGATATTGGACACACATCAAATAAGTTGTGGTTTAGAGCTTATGGGTTTTTATCACTATCCGAAGCCAACATAACATCCACAAATCCGTGGACCACTAGCTTTAATAGGACAATAACTATGCCTGTAGGTTCTAATTATGTCGGTTTAAGTGCGATTGATAATACCAATTTATTATCAGTTAATGCAGCAACAACACCAAATACAATAGTTCGTGTTAATATTACAACAACAACCGCCACCCAAACCGTTATTGGGTCATTACCTACAGGTAGGCAAATAATTGGTGATATTACTTTAACATCAACAAATAAAATGTTAGTAACCAACCAAATCATTTCAACCCCTAGTAGTGTTTTTCTAACTCAATATGATTACCTAACGGGGTCTTTTGAAGGTGAAATTAGTATTGGCTCTCAAATACCATTACCTGAAGGTATCTTTGTTCAAAACAATGAGATTCACATAATGAATCAAGGCGGTCAAGTGTATAAAATAATGAAAACATCACCATACACTCTAACATACATACAAACCGACCCTGAAATAGTTACCGGAGTTTCACAACGATTAGAATGTGTGAACCAAAACTTTACATTTGGGGCTTGGTATTGTTTAGAACAATGTATAACCTCAAGTTGGTATGAACTAACTGAACCAATTATTAATGAATTACCTCCACTGGAGTTCGATTTTTGTCAGACCGAAATTGGTTACCCAAAAATGTACATATCTACTTTAGGCCTACCAATTGGTACAATCGTTAAAGGAACTGATGGAAATTGCTATTCAACAGTACAACACACAGGATTACCCGAATATTTTACCGGACCAATAATAACACGATACGGAACAACAACTTACGGGAGTTGTAATATTTGTAATAACCGTACATTAAATGTATATGTTTCAACACAAGCAACATTTGGGACTTGTAATATTTTAGGAACACCGAATACCGCATATTTAACTTATCGAATTAATGGGGGTCCTTGGATTACCGGAACAACACCTATATACCCAAACCACGGAACCTCATACACGTCAATACTTAGTATTGTACAAGGTGCCGGTAATGTTATTGAATTTTATTTTAACAATATTAGATGGGGAGTTGGGTTTAATACAGGTGATTATACGTCACGTTGTGGTAATCAAATCCCTTACACATACACAGTACCTTTTACCCTTACATCTGAGGTTTATTTAAATATTAGCATATCAACAACCTTTGATACTTACGATAATACGGTATGTAGTTTTGTTCCTTGTCCGGGGTATGTTAGACCTAGACCCATTATTTGGAGAAATCGAATATACACTCAAAGTCTTTATGAATTAAATTATAATTATTATGAGTTAAATTATAATACCCCATTTGAGAACATCTACACACTCGCGTATGAGAACATCGTATGGGCAGAATCTAACACAATTGTTAATTCTAAAAATTCATATGAAATTCCTTCCCCCGATTATACCTCGATAATTTCATATGTTTGGTATGACCCAACAACAAATTTATGGACTGAAAGTTCTGCGTCAGGTGGTGGACTAATTTATACGACATTAAATAGTCTTGACGATTCAGAACCTGTCAGTGGACCTGAAAACCCTTGGATATCAACACCATATGTCATTAATTCAACAATAATTGGTTCAGAACCAAAACTACCAATAATCACCACAGGTCTAGTTCTTTGGTATGATGCCGGTACAACATTATCTTGGCCAAGTTCTGGTACGGTGTTGAACGATATTACGGGTAATAATACAGGTACTTTTTATAGTAATTTAGTCATTACCCCACCAACTTTCTTAGATAGTAATATGGGAGCATTTCAATTCGTATACGCAGACAACGACGCAATATCTTGTGGGAATGGACCGACATTATCCGGAATCACTAACGTTGTCACCGTTGAGGGTTGGTTTAAACCATCAGCACTTAATGATGGTAATCTTTTTAGTAAAAACGGTAATCAAGGTTTTAGAGTTAGAATTGACTCAAATGGTACTCTTTATATGGTGGGAGCAAAGTCAGGACCTTCATTAGATGATTTTTCAAGTACTGGTACGGTCACTGTTAATACGTGGTCTCATATTGTTGCCGTTTGGACATCAACAGGTTATTACACATATATTAACGGTGTTAATGCCGGATTTAATTTATCTAAAACATTCTTGGTACAAAACAACACTAACCCCTTATTAATTGGGCAAACATCAGGTAGTGCTGAAAGGTATAGTGGTTTAGGGTCAATATTTAGAGTATACAACAGAGCTTTATCAGCATCTGAAGTACTTTCTAATTTTAATTCAGAAAAAAGTAGATTTGGTCTTTAATTAAAATAAAAACTTTATTTATTGATAATAAAGTTTATTTTTTTAAAAAACCAAAAAAACTATGAAAATATTTGTACAAATCGCATCATATCGTGACCCTGAATTAGAAAAAACGGTTAAGGATATGATTGATAACTCTAAAAAACCAAATAACCTTAGAATTGGTATTTGTCGTCAATATCACCCTGAAGATGGGTTTGATACATTAGACGAATATCGTAAAGATAAACGTTTTAGAATATTAGACGTTTTATATTCAGAATCTAAAGGCGTTTGTTGGGCAAGAAACCAAGTTCAACAATTATATGGTGGGGAAGAGTACACATTACAAATTGACTCCCATATGAGATTCGAAAAGAATTGGGACGATACTCTAATCAAAATGGTTAAACAACTTCAGAAGAAAGGATTCCCAAAACCATTATTAACAGGTTATGTTTCATCATTCAACCCTGAAAATGACCCGGCAGAAAGAATCCAAGAACCTTGGAGGATGGCGTTTGACCGTTTCATTCCTGAAGGTGCAGTGTTCTTTTTACCTGAAACAATACCTGGATGGGAAAAATTAAAAGAACCTGTCACATCACGATTTTACTCAGCACATTTTGCATTCACATTAGGTCAATTCAGTACTGAAGTACAACACGACCCTGAGTTTTATTTCCACGGAGAAGAAATTTCAATCGCGGTTAGAGCATTTACTCACGGATATGATTTATTTCACCCACATAAAGTAGTTGTTTGGCACGAATACACAAGGAAAGGTAGAACAAAACAATGGGATGACGACAAAGATTGGGGTAATAAAAATAATTTATCACATAAGAAAAATAGACAATTATTCGGTATGGATGATGAAGAAGTCACTATGGACTTTAGCACTTACGGTTTTGGTACGGAAAGAACTCTTAAAGATTATGAAATTTATTCAGGGTTACGTTTTTCTAACAGAGCCGTACAACAACATACTTTAGATAAGAATTATCCACCAAACCCAACGATATTTAAAACCGATGAAGAATGGGAGGCTAGTTTCGCATCAATCTTTAAACATTGTATTGACATCAGTTACGATTCTGTACCTGAAACTGATTATGAATATTGGGTAGTCGCATTTCACGATGAAAATGATAACACTATTCATAGACAGGATGCTGACATTAACGAGATTAATAGGATGAAAAATGACCCAGATGGTTATTGCAAAGTTTGGAGAGAATTTCAGACAACACAAAAACCAACTTATTGGGTTGTTTGGCCTCATAGCACATCAAAAGGATGGTGTGATAGATTGACAGGAAATTTATAATGGAACTTGTTTTTAAATTTTATAATAATCAAAACACCTATTTATCGTTCTGTCATATTTATCAAGAATATTATAATTGGTTTGTAAATTACGAAAAAAATGTCAAAACAAAAGTGATTGATGTTTCTAATTTAGAACATATTTACCCCGGAAGTAACGATTCGGGGTATTTTTTAACCATCACCAATCCAACTAATAAAAAATTTATCGTTGTTTCAATGTGGGATAGGAATTTAGATGTCTTAAACTCGGGACTTGGATGGGATTTAGACAACTGCGTTGAAATAATTACATCTTGTGGTGTTATCGGTGTAAATCATTACACACCTTTTACTTATTTGTCATACGATAAAAGTTTCTACGATATTATAAACACAATAGACACGTCTTATAACCTAAAACAAGATTTAGATTTGTTATTTAGAGGTCGTTTATACCACAATAGACGAGATTTACATAATATTTCCCCAAATAATGTTGTTGACACAATAATCCCTTTCTCTGATTACTTGAACGAAATAACGTCAAGAAAAATTAATTTATCCTTAAATGGTGCCGGAGAAATTTGTCATAGAGATATAGAAATCCTTTCAACAGGTTCTGTTTTATTTAGACCCGAACTTAATGTGAAATTCCATAATGATTTAACCCCTTGGGTACACTATATCCCTTTTGAATTTGACTTAAATAACTCGCCTAGTAAACAATGGGACATTATTAACTCAACCTTTAATTCGATTAGGAATGATGACGAATTACTACAAAAAATATCTAAAAATTCAATTAAGTGGTATTCGGAGAATGGTACTATTGAGGCAAGTATTGAGATTTTAAAGAACCTAATTAATATTAATAAACTAAGATAAATTTAAAATATATGATTAAAAACGAAATTATTAAGTATTGGGACGATAACATATGTGAAGGTCATCTAAATTCAGAATCATCAATAGTTATTGACTATTTCAAAAATAAAGGAGTTAGTGATATAAAATATATAGACATTGGTGCTAATGTTGGTAAATATTATGACGTGTTATCAAAACATTTTAATATTAAAAATTGTGTAATGTTTGAAGGTTCGAGAATATTGTCGGATTATTTAAAAACAAAATTTAAAGATACACCAACTGTCGAAGTTTTTAATTATGCAATATCTAACGAAGACAAATTAACCTATTTTAGTGAAGAAACTATTGAATATTTTTTAAATAAAGATGACTTAGACGGTCTTAATTTAGGTTTAAGTCAAATCTCACCAAATGGTGGTACACCAACTCAAATGAGAGATATTTATGGGTTATTAAATGAACGTTTCGATTTTTTCTCAGACTTCAATTTTATTAAAGTTGATACTGAAACCGTTGATTATTTTATATTAAGTTCACTTAAAAATTTCATAAAAAAACTAAAAGTAAAACCATTTATTTGTTTTGAACATAATTACCACAACACTATGGATGTGGAAGTCGCCAAACAAATATATCACGAATTTTTATCAGAATGTGGGTATATTGGTGAAGATTTTGAATTGTTAAGCGGTGATATTAGTTTAACACCAATAGAAACAACTATAATTAATAAGGAAGTGTTAAATTTAACATCGACAACGATTAACACAACTGACAATAATAAACCACGAATCAGAATTCATAACCCATCAAATAGTTACACCAAAGATTATAGAAACTATAATCGTTTTTGGGACGATTTAACGGATTATCTTAAAACATTTTTCAATGTTGATGAGAATAGGTTTTTTGAAAACGCCCATAGTCAAAGATTTCCAATTAAATTAAATAAAGGAAAATCAAATGATTTTTGTCTATTGGAATGTGAATATATTATTGAAAATTTAGATAATGGTGAATTTGTTATTATGTCAGTATCTGATGATTTAACTCACGCAATTCTAAACGAAAAAGAAAACCCATACCTAAAAAAAGTATTAGTTTCTCAATTTTTAACTGAAAAAATTAGTGAAAACGCAGGTAAATTTATGTTTAAATATTCCCCTTGGACTTATTTTCAATCGTCAGTTATTGATTTAGACAGATTCTATTATAAAAGATTATTAATTAAACCAACCGAAAATAAAATTTATTTTAAGGGGACATCATTAGAAGATAGAGAATTTTTAAAGCATATTGATAATAATTTAATTACTAATTTCACACCAATAGTCCCTGAACAATATTTTAACGATATAATTAAATATAAATTAGCATTATCTATTGATGGTCGAGGTGAGTTTTGTTATAGAGACATCGAATGTTTTGGTATTGGGGTCCCTATTTTAAGGTTTGAGTATAATTCAAGATTTTATAACGAGTTAATACCTAATTACCATTACATATCAATACCTAGACCTTCCGATATGGGGTTATATAGGTTAGGTAATGAAGAACATTATAAATTATTCGAACAACGATATATGGAAGTTATTAATGATGAGGAATTTTTATCATTTATTTCTAAAAACGCAAGGAAATATTATGAGGATAATATTATTCAACACAATAAACTAAAGAAAACATTCGATTTATTAAATTTAAATAATTGGTTATGATAGATGAAAATATATTATATGGCTACGATTATGACGTAGTAAATAACACTTTAATTGGTAGACCTGATATTAAAGATTATGGTTTTTTCTCAACATTTACATTAATGTTAACATCATTAATGGTTACCTATAAAAAATACAAAAAAACCCCATCCAAAATTGATGGTAATAATTTATTACGTAAACTAAAAAATGATTCTGATATAGATATGTATCATCATTTTTTTCACATTGATGAGGAGTTAGAAATAAATTTTGACGATATTGAAATACCGGTTCCTTTTAGTCCTGACGACCAACACACAATTTATTCTCAAAAATATTCAAAATATTATGATGTTTTTTTTAAAAAATATTTTAACGTTAATCAAAATATTCAAGACAAAATTGATGAATTAACGAAAAAATACGATGTTGATTTGGACAATTCAATTTCTGTTATTTACAGAGATTCTGACAAGTGGACTGATATGGGTGGTTTTAATTATATTTCGGCGGGGGGGTACTTTAGAAAATGTAAAGAAATTTTTGAGAATGATGGTAATAGACCTAAAGTTCTTATTCAATCCGAAAATACGGGTGTTATTAGTACTTTTCATCAAACATTCGGGTCAACATTTTTTACCGAAACTTCATTAGGAAATTCATCTGAGATTTACCCACCAATTCCAATTGATAATGAGAAAAAATTAGAATGGTCCGAATATTACATAGCATCATTATGGATACATTCCAAATGTAAATATGTTATTACATATACAGGTAATAGCGGGTTTTTTGTTTATTTAAATCGAGGGACAACTAAAAACTTAACACAAGAAATAACTTTTACGAAAAATTATGATGATTTTTTCGTAACAAATAATTAAATATAGAATAATGAAAATATCAATAGGTGACATTGTAGATAGATTTACAATATGTAAATTAAAAAGCGAAAGACTAAGTTTGGACCTTTCACAAGAAATGGAAGAATTAACTTCCGAAATTAATGTTTATAGTAATTTGGACGAATTCATTGAAAAATTATATGAAGTCAATGGTAATATTTGGGATTTAGAATCCGACATTAGAAAAGGTAATGAAGCTATTTTAGGCCTTGAGGAAATCGGGAGAAGAGCGTTAAAAATTAGAGATTTTAATAATATCAGGGTTAGTCTTAAAAATGAAGTAAATTCAACATTTGGTGAAGGTTTTATTGAATACAAAATGAACCACGGGAGTGAAAAAGAAATATCATTAATAGTGAGTTTAACAACCGTTCCTGAAAGACTTAACAATGATAAGGAAGATGGGTTAAAATTGGTTTTAACGTCATTATGCGAACAAGTTGATAATAATTATGAAGTTCATTTTAATGTTCCCGTAACTTACAAAGTAAATCAAGAACCTTATGTAATCCCTAATTGGTTAAACGACTTTAAATTAAAATACCCTCATCTTAAAATATTCAGAACTGAGGATATGGGACCCCCAACAAAATTTGTTCCAACATTATCCCGTGTTAATGATGGTGAAACTATAATTTTGGTTGTTGATGATGACTTAGTTTATAATAATGAAATGGTTTCAGAACATAGAAAATATCAAAATCAATTAGTTGATTGTGTTATTGGTTATGATGGTAGGGGTTGTGAGACACCATTATATGATAACGATATTAGAGATAGTTGGATATTATGTGTTACCCAAATAAGGGAAACTCACGGATTACAACATTATAAATCAGTATCGTATAAGAAAAAATTATTTAAAGAAAACTTCTTTAATGATTATTTAGGTAAAACATTTTCAGACGACGTTCTAATTTCAAAATATTTTAGAAATAATGGTATAAAAATGTTTATAGTTCCTTACGAACCAGACAACCATTTATTTGAGACTCGAGAATTATGGGATATCCATCAAGGGGTAACATCATTCCCCGTGTTAAGATACGCATCTAGTGTTGAAAACACCGGTTGTAATCATCCTGATATGTTAAAACAACAACCAAAATTTTACGAACCTTCAGATTTTAACAGTGTAACCCCAATTATCAATGGTGAAAGATTTGACACCGATAAATATAATCACGGATATATGAGGATTTATTCTTCTATATTTTCTGAAATGAAAAACGTTAAAAAAGTTTTAGAAATCGGTATCTATCAAGGGGATAGTCTTAGGATGTTATCACATTATTTCAAGGACGCTAAAATTTATGGTATTGATATTTCAGATTGTAATCATTTAAACTCCGATAAAATTATTACATATGTTTATAACCAAGAAAATAAAGATGATTTACACGAATTTCTTGAATTATCTGGCGGTGAATTTGACTTAATTATTGATGATGGTGGTCATACTATGAAACAACAACAAATTTCGTTAGGTGTTTTATTTAAATCATTAAATAGTGGTGGGGTTTACATTTTAGAAGATTTACACACATCTAATCTTGACGGGTATCGAACTATTGAGGATGAAATAACAACTTTAGATATGTTAACAGAACTTGATAAAACAAAAAAATTAACATCGAATCACATTAACGACGAAAATAAATTATATATTGAAAATAATGTTAATTCAATTAATATTTGGTCAAGAACACCTGACTTCAATGAAAGTGTAACATCAATAATTACTAAAAAATAACAAAATTTATGAAGAATTTTTTTGACAAATCATTACATTATTTAGGTAATACCAAACAAAATATAACCGCACTAAATATCGGGTCAATGGATGGTGTTATGTTTGACGAAATGATTGGTTATACAAATATGTATAACTTTAAAGTGTTATATGTCGAACCAATACCTTATTTATTCGATAGATTAAAAAATAATATTTTAAATGAAAACGCATTATTTGAAAATAGTGCAATCTCAGATTATGATGGCGAAATTGAAATGTTAACCATAGATAGGGAGGTAATTGATAGCGGGCTAGTTCATAGTTGTTTTTATGGTATGAGTGCGGTTTACCCACCTAAAAATGGTTTAGGTAGTGAGTTTGATAAACCAACCGTTGATAAATATGGTCAATTAGTTAAAGTACCTTGTATTACTTTTAATACGTTAATGAGTAGACATAATTTACCAAATTTTGACATCCTAAAAGTTGATGCTGAAGGTCACGATTTTAAAATATTTAAACAAATTGATTTTAACAAATACACACCTAAAGTTATTCGGTTAGAGTGGATTAATTTAACTGAATTAGAACAAACTGAAATTATTGAAATCTTCGATATGAATAATTTTATTTATGAAATGTCAGGTCAAGATATTGTCGGGATACCTAAAGATTTTTATAAAGAATTATTTAGCGAGGAAATACCTTCAATTAACACGTCAGTGGAGAATATATCACCGGTAATTAACACTACCTCCGAGAATAAAATTGTTACAATTGTTACAGGTTTATGGGATATTGGTCGAGAAAATTTAAAAAACGATTGGTCACGTAGTTATAATCATTATTTAGAAAAATTAGATGAACTACTTAAAATAGATAACAATTTAATAATTTTTGGGGACGAGGAACTTCAAAAACACGTAATGAGTATTCGAAACATTTCAAACACTCAATTCATATTAAGAAATTCTGATTGGTTCAAAGATAACGACTATTACGATAAAATACAAAAGATTCGAACAAACCCTGATTGGTATAACCAAGTCGGATGGTTAAAAGATTCAACACAAGCTAAATTAGAAATGTATAATCCATTAGTTATGAGTAAAGTTTTTTTACTTAATGACGCTAAAATTATGGATAAATTTAACTCTGATTATTTATTTTGGCTCGATGCTGGTATAACAAACACCGTACATCCAGGGTACTTTACACACGATAAAGTAATCAATAAATTACCTAAATATATTAACAAATTCTCATTTGTTACTTTTCATTATGACACCACAACCGAAATTCACGGATTTAAATTCGACGAAATAAATAAATACGCCGGAGAAACCGTTAAACTAATAGGTCGAGGTGGTTTTTTTGGGGGTCCTAAAGAATCAATACCAAATATTAATAGTCTTTATTATAATTTATTGGTTGATACATTAAATAATGATTTAATGGGGACTGAAGAAAGTTTATTCTCAATCTTATTATATAAATATCCGTCAATTTTTAACAACTTTGAGATAGAGTCTAATGGGTTAATTAATAAGTTCTTTGAGGATTTAAAGAACGATACTTTATCTTCTAACCAAACTATTGAGATTATATCAACAACACCCTCTAATAACCCATTTAATAAAAACCCATCAACTTCTAATATATCAAAGACGGACAAAATTGGTTTATATGTTATAGGTTTTAATAGCCCAAAACAATTAGAAACATTAATATTTTCAATGTTAGAATATGATAAAAACTTTATCGAAAAACCTAGAAAAATTTTATTGGACAATTCAAGTGATTTATCCACAACACCAATATATAGTGAGTTATGTGCTAAATATGGCTTTGAACATATTAAAAAGGAAAATTTAGGTATTTGTGGTGGAAGACAATGGATTGCCGAACATTTTGAAAAGTCAGATTTAGAATATATGTTCTTTTTTGAGGATGATATGTTCTTCTACCCTAAAAAAAATGAAGTATGTCGAAATGGATTTAATCGTATGGCCGATAATTTATATGATAAATCAATTAACATTATTAAACAAGAAAATTTTGATTATTTAAAATTAAATTTCAGTGAATTTTTTGGGGATAATTCAGTACAATGGACTTGGTATAACGTACCTCAAGTGGTAAGGGAACAATATTGGCCCGACCATACAAAATTACCTGAACAAGGGACTGACCCTAACGCACCTAAAGTGAAATACGAGAATGTTAAAAGTTATGAAGGTGTACCATATGTTACAGGTGAAATTTATTATTGTAACTGGCCCCAATTGGTTTCAAAAAGTGGTAGTAAAAAAATGTTTTTAGAAACAACTTGGGCACACCCTTACGAACAGACTTGGATGAGTCATATGTATCAAGAATTAAAAAAAGGAAAATTAAACTTTGGATTATTACTTTTAACCCCAACAGAACACAATAGATTTGACCATTATAATAGAGAATTAAGAAAAGAAAGTTAAAGAGGTGTAATTACCTCTTTATTTTTTTAATATCAAACTATTTATTAATAAAAATATTTGATGGATTTTTTTATTAAAAAAAATGCGACACTACCTGTATTAAAATTACAAGTCGTTAAAGATGGAAGAAGTGATTATGATAATTTTATGAAAACCATAGAATTGTCGTCAATCTTTTTTTCTATGGTAGATGCGGATACCGGTATTCCTAAGATTAGTTCAAAACCTGCGGGATTTGTTGAGAAAACATTTATAGACCCAAACGCCGAACCTGAATATTATATTTATTATCAATTAACACCCAAAGACACTAATCGTGTTGGTAAATACGAAGGTCAATTTATGTTAAGAAATGATGATGGCGTTTTAATATTACCAATTCGTGAAAAATTACACATTTATGTTCAAGATTCATTCATTGCTGACGATTTAGCTTATGAAAGTTGTTATGTTTCAGAATTTCCGTGTTGTGTTAATGGTCCATATACGACCCAAACAACGACAACACCTTGTCCTAGTTGCGGACCTAACCCAACTCCGTCACCAACACCAAGTATTAGTGTAACCCCCACACCAACACCAACACCTACACCAACACCTATACCTCCAGTCCCTGAATTAATTGACCCAATATTAATTGATACTGAGACTTATTTATCGGTAGGACTTAATCAATATTTAAGATTTTAAATTAAAAAGTATTTATAATAAAAAAAAATGAGTTTAACAGGAAAAACAATATCAGAATTACCGTTATTAACCGGATTTAGTGAAAACATATCAATCCCCGTTGAGATTTCAGGTGTGACATACCATACAAATCCTTCAACCTTACAATCAAGTAGAGTTTGGAGTGCATTATTAACTCAAACAGGTCCACTAACTTTTACTGGTGGTTCCGACACACCAACAGGTGGGTTTATATTTAACGAAACTTACACAATAGATAATTATGTTGCAGGTGATGATTTTTCAAATGTTGCACAAGTAATTAGTGGTACTATTAATCAAACAGGTTGTGTTTTTATCGCAACAGGTGATACTTTAACATACCAATTAATCCCAACCGCTTGGAATTCCTCAACATTGACATCAACAGGCGGTATTATTTTGAATGTTTTAGAAAACACTTTAGGCTTTAACATAACTCTCGATTACCCCGCTTTTGGTATAGATGGTTTAGTATTTTTCTATTCTGATAGTTTAACTGAAGATACATTTAACCCTCAAAAAACAAAAGTAGTCGCTAACGTATCAATACCATTTGATTTCGCACCGGTATTACCCGTTTTTTTAACCTCAGTTGATGCTGAAATATTAACTCCGGTATTATTCATTATTGACCCTCAAACAGGTTCACCAACAGGTGGTTTGTTATATAATACACCAATCGAAATTAAAGTTTATAACTAATATGAAAAAGAAAATTCAACGTAAAATTGATAATAAATTTTTAGTATCACCTGAAATGAATATGTGGGTAGATAACATTAAAGACGCATCATCTTATAATTTAGAAGATTATAAAATTACTATCTCAACATTGTTATTAGAATACACAAATAATGACTTAATTATTTACAATAATTATATGATACGATAGTTTGACTTCCCATTTTGATTAATATATATTTTATAGAGTAAAGGTAAATGTCGTAAACTACGGCAGCTAATAAACCAAAAATATAAATTATATGATATCAGAAGAAGAAATCAAAACCTTTTTGGAAGGTAATGACCCCGAAGAACATATCGTTGCGATAGAATTTGACTATGCGGGCGATTGTGTTTACAAAATCAAAGAGATTCCTGGAAAAGGAAAAGAAATCAGAAAAGACACATTTACCGCTTTTGCGTGGGTTGGCGATTTACGAGGATTAAATTTTTACAATTCCTCTAAACACGAACAAAAAGCAGGAATGACCAAACATAACATCCTAATCGAACGTTTAAAAACTGAGAATGAAGATGGTACTCCTAATGAAAGACTTGAGGATGGTTTAAAATTTATGGTTAAATCATTAAAAGGTTATCGTTCACTAATCCAATTCTTTAAAGAAGGTGGTGTGGAACCTTGGGGTGAAAAATCCAAAGACAAAATAATGATTCTACCTCCCGTAGAACAATACTTAATTTCAAGAGAAAAAAGACTATTCAAAGGATTTGACGAATACAATGACCTTACGAGGTTTGGGTTCGACTTAGAGACGACCTCTTTAGAACCTAAAGACGGTCGTATCTTTATGATTGGGATGAAAACTAATAAAGGTTTCAAGAAAGTTATCGAATGTCCTGATGCTGATTCAGAACGTAGAGGTCTTGTGGAATTTTTTAACACTATCGACGAAATTAAACCAAGTATCATTGGTGGGTATAACTCGGCAAACTTCGACTGGTTTTGGATATTCGAAAGATGTAAAGCTCTTAATATAGACATTAAAAGAATCTGCAAGACTCTGAACCCTAAGAGTCCAATTAAACAATCGGAAAACCTCTTAAAACTAGCAAATGAAGTGGAGAGATATAACCAAGTTGGTATGTGGGGTTACAATGTAATTGATATCATCCACTCTGTTCGTAGAGCTCAAGCAATTAACTCAGGTATTAAGTCCGCAGGTCTTAAATACATCACCAAATACATTGACGCAGAAGCTAAAGACCGAGTATATATCGACCACTTAGATATTGGTCCTTATTATGCGAATAAAGACGAGTTTTGGTTAAACATTGAGAATGGTAACTATAAAAAAGTTGGTATTAGTGAAAAAATTGATGAGGTTTGTGAACGTCATCCAAGTGTTTATATTAAAACAACGGGTGATGATTTAGTTGAGAGGTATCTTGACGATGACCTTGAGGAAACGTTATTGGTGGATGAGGAATTCAATCAAGGAACGTTTCTACTAGCATCTTTAGTACCAACAACATATGAACGTGTATCCACAATGGGAACTGCGACGTTATGGAAAATGATTATGTTAGCGTGGTCATACAAACACAAATTAGCAATACCGAAGAAACAAGAAAAAAGAGATTTCGTAGGGGGACTTTCTCGTCTGTTAATGGTTGGTTATTCTAAAGACGTATTAAAACTCGATTACTCGTCACTATACCCATCAATTCAATTAGTTCACGAAGTATTTCCTGAGTGTGACGTTACAGGTGCGATGAAAGGAATGTTAGCCTATTTCCGTAACTCTCGTATTATGTACAAAACTTTGGCGAAAGAATGGGAAAGTAAGGATAAGAAAACGTCCCTTAAATTTGACCGTAAACAATTACCTATTAAAATCTTTATCAACTCATTATTCGGTGCGTTGTCAGCCCCTCACGTATTCGCTTGGGGTGATATGGATAAAGGTGAAAAGATAACTTGTACAGGTAGACAATATTTACGTCAAATGTTGTTGTTCTTTAAGAAACGTGGATATACTCCATTAGTATGTGATACCGATGGTATGAACTTCTCATTACCTGAAGGTGGTGTAGATGATAGAAGATATGTTGGTAAAGGATTAAATTGGTTAGTTAAAGAGGGTAAAGAATATGAGGGTTATGACGCCGATGTTGCAGAGTTTAATGACTTATTTATGAGAGGGGCTATGGGTCTTGATTGTGATGGTACTTGGAAATCTTGTATCAACTTAGCAAGAAAGAACTATGCTACTATGGAACATAAAGGGAAAGTTAAATTAACTGGTAATACCATTAAATCTAAAAAGTTACCTTTGTATATTGAGAAATTCTTAGACAAAGGCGTTAATTATTTGTTGGAGGGCCAAGGTAAAGAATTTGTTGAGTGGTATTACGAGTATGTAACAAAAATCTTTAATCAAGAGGTCCCATTAATGCAAATCGCCCAAAGAGCGAAGGTTAAATTATCAATTAAAGATTATTTAACAAGAACCACTCAGAAAACAAAATCAGGTGGGTCAATGTCAAGAATGGCACATATGGAATTGGCCATTAAACATAATATGAACGTCCAATTAGGTGATGTTATTCATTACGTTAATAATGGGGTTAGAGCATCACACGGTGATGTACAAAAAGTAAATAAACCAAAAAGCGGATGGAAACAAGAACAACTTGATTTATTTTATGAGGGTTATGGTAAATATCCTGACGATTCTATAGAATCAACGGTTAAACTTAATTGTTACATATTAAACACTTCTGATTTAGAGAATGACCCTGATATGTTGGGAGAATATAATGTCCCAAGAGCGGTAACAACATTTAATAAACGTATTCAACCATTGTTAATTGTTTTTAATAAAGAAGTTAGAGAAAACTTATTAGTTACTGACCCAGAACAACGTGGGTTCTTTACAACGGACCAATGTCAATTAACTAATGGTTTACCATTTAGACCTGAAGACCAAGACTCTATCGAGGACTTATTAACTATAACTGAAAAGGAAGTTGAGTTTTGGAAAAATATTGAGGTTAGTCCCGACTATATTTACGAACAAGCAAGTGAAGGTTATGAACAATTCATATAAAAAAAAGAGGGGTAATAACACCCCTCTTTTTTAATTAAGTTTTAATCCGTCTGATGAGACTATGTACCAAGCACCTTCTATTTGAAGGAACTCAACACAAGCCCCTTTATCAATAAATATTTCATCATATTCTTCATCAATCTTCCCAATTAATGGAGATATCAATACTTTGGTTAACGCTTTGATTCTAATATGATTTGTCGTAACAGAATCAAGAACTAACTGACAAGTCTCAGTATCTTTAATAACTAAGAAAAATTCACCATCTGTTTTATAAACAGAATCGGTAATTATTCTACTAATTGGGTCGTTAAAACCTCTTAGGTATATTTTTTCACCTATTAATTTTCTTTCGGTATTTCTTGGGTTCACCATATTATATAACGTATATTTGTCTTGGGAATGCTCTAAACTTCAATTGTTTATTTAAGTTTTCCGCAAGTTGAGCTTCACGTTCCATAACCTTTTCGGGTTTTAATCTCGTTAATTTACCTTCAGCCCCTGTTAATTCATCTATTAATTTTGTTTTTTCATCTTTACCTTCAGTTGCTAATGATTGATAATCCATAGTCAATTCAGAATCAGGTGTTTTTAAATTACCACTATATTTACCACGAACTTTAGATAACGTCTCTTTACAAGAGGCAACAAACCAACGTCTAACCCAAACTTGTGCCGGGTTATTTAAATCGGTCCAAGACATTTTATCGAAAGGAACGTCAGATGGTAATTTAATAATATCAGGATTATCTTTTAAACATTTATCCCTATCTTCAGGCCCTGCATCATAATAACAATACCAAACTTTACCCCTCATTAATGATGAGTTACCGAAGTCGAATTTACCACCCGGTGTTTGCATTAAATGTAACGCCTTCTTACCTTCAGGTAATGCTGTTATTTTATATGTTAAATCACCTGTAATAATCCTTCTTTGTATATTGATTTCTTGCATTCTCAATAACATATCAAACGCTGGCATCATTAAGAAACTACCACCAGCATTACCCATTTGAGCTAAACCACCGGCACCACCAAGTCCACCACCGGCACCAAGAGCACCGAAAGACCAAGGGTCAAACATCGCATTATTTAATTCTGCTGGTGAATACCAAAGAACCTCATTAATCTCACGATTAGCAGGAACCTCATAAACTTGTTGGTTAGTTTTTAATTCAACATAATCTCTTTTTAAAACCCAATCACCACCAGCTTGTAATCCAACAATTTTAGAATAGGCGTAAGTATACCTTGTTTCGTAATCTAAACTTTTAGTCAAAAAAGCTCGACTTAATGATTGAGTATCAAGATTTAAATTGTTTAGGGATGTCCATTGAGATTCGACTAACCAACTTTGGATTTGTTCAGAATAATCATCAATTGAAAATTCTAACAAAGTATCCATTTGTTCATCTTCAAGTTCAACTGAACGTAAAGGTGCTCCTAATAAGTGTCGAACCTTTTTATATAGTTCACTTCTATGTGGTTCTGGGATTACTGACATAATTATGTTTTATATATAAATATTTAGCATATGTAGTATTTTACGTCACACACTAATAAATATGTTTAATCAAATTTATTTCAGGTATCACATAGTTACCTTTAACTATCTTAATATCTTTATTATCGAATATCATAGCGTCTTTATTTTTTTTAGAAAAAATCATCCAATCGGTTGTATATGGTTTAACTTGTCCTGTATCAAACATTGTGTAAAATCCATTAACTAATTGATTTGACTTATATGGTTTAATTTGCGCGGTTTGAATAACACCGTTAATTTTAACTTCACAATCAATACCCTCAAGAGCATCTTCAGAACCACCAAGTTTACCCACTTTGGTTACATTGTCTTCACCATATTCTTTTTTAAGAATTTCCACAACCATAATTTCAGTTAACTCACCAAATGAATTAGTACTACCAAGTGTTGCCATAATATTTTCAAATGTTCCTGACGATAAAGAAAATATTCTTGTTTTAAACTCATCAACAACACTAATCAATCTTTTCGCTTCAGCAATTTGTTCTTCTGAGTTTTTATTTTTAAAGTTAATTTGTGGTCTACCTAATTTTGTCATCACTAAATTAATATCGTTAAGTAACACACAAAAAACTTCATAGTTTGTGTTCATCTTATTTATTACCGACCTACCTTCATCTTCAAAATCATATATCCCTTGCATTTGATTTGGCCCATAAGCGTTTTTCTCATAGAAATTGTTAGGAAAAACCTCACTTAAAATTTTTTCAATACCAAATCTATATGTTGTCTTAACCTTGTCATTGGTGTTAAATAAATTTCGGTAAAATTGGACATCAAAACGACTACATCTTTCAGAGACCCCTTCACTTATTATTTTTTTCATTCTAACATTTTCTTTAATACTTGTCTTAGTTTTCATTTTAAATAATTCATTAACAAATCCCCAATTAACACATTTCCAAAAATTACGGATATATTCATCTCTTTTGTTACGATATTTCAGATAATAAGAATGTTCCCATAAATCTAACCCAAGTAATGGGTAACCACCATTTTGGATTATATTCATTAATGGATTATCTTGATTTGGGGTTGATATAACTTTTAAAGTATTACGTTTAGTTAAAACTAACCAAACCCACCCCGAACCAAATCTATTTTTTGCAACAGACTCAAATTTATTTTTGAATTCTTTTAAATTACCAAAAGAACTATTAATTTTCTTTAAAATTGGTCCACCACATACTTGTTCTTTAGGTGATAACATTTTCCAAAACAACGCGTGGTTAAAAGCCCCACCGGCATTGTTCCGAATTGTTTTATTATACTTACCGATACGTTTAACAATATCTTCAAGTTCAATATCACCATAATCTTTTTTGGATAACGCATCATTTAATTTTTCAACATAACCTTTATAATGTTTGTTATAATGGTAAGACATTGTTTCAGCATCAATAAATTGTTTCAAGGCAGTATAAGCATAGGGTAGTTTTTCAATCCCTATCTTTTTCATTTCCGTAAGGAAAAGTTTTTTGTTTTTTTCAGTATCAATAGTTACTAACTGCTCGTTAATCACTTTGATACGATTTTCATTTTTATTCATCTTACTTATTTTATATCTTATAAATAAGCGGAAGTTTTGAATTATCTCCTTTGATTAATTCTATTCATCATTTGTTCAACGAAGTCACCTTTATCAATATTGTCCCCCATCACCGTTTCAAACACATTTTTCTTATAATTTAACATATCATAAATAATCCCCTCAATTGTGTTTTCAAATATCGGATAATAAACTGACACCGTGTTTTTTTGACCATATCGGTAGGCTCTATCTTCAGCTTGTGAATGGTCTGAAGGTACAAATGATAAGTCATTCATTATACAAGCCTCACCAGCGGTGAGAGTAATTCCAACACCCGCAGCTTTTAAATTCCCAACAAAAACTTTAATCTTATCGTTTTCCTGAAATTGGTCAACAGCATATTGTCTTTGTGGTTTAGTACACGACCCATCTAAATAAACGGATTGTTTCCCAAAATGTTCGTGAATCTTTTTTAGTGTATCAGTAAAGTTCGTAAATATTATAACCTTTTTATCTTGGTCAATAATATTTTGGGCCAATTCTATTGTTTGTTTTATTTTCTCTTCCGCAATTATTTGTCTAACTTTCATTAACCTACTAAATTGTATCGTTAAAGATTTAGACTCTTCTTTTTTATTTTCATACCAATCGTAGTATTCACCTACTTCAGTTTCATATTCTTTAGATTTTAATCTTAGATATACCGGTGTAATAATTTTATCAGGTAAATCTAACACTTCTGTTTTCAATCTTCTTAAAACTTGTCTTGATGTCCTATCTCTAAGTTCCTCTAAATTAGACGCTCCTGACACGTTCCATATTTTTCGTTTACCAGCGGTGAACTGATAACCTTGACAATATCTAATAGCGTAGGCCATCCAATTTTGAGCAACAGGGCTTTCAATCAAACTCAATAAGTTAAAATAGTTCATTGGTCTTGAAGTCATCGGAGTTCCCGTTAACAACCATAATCTATCTACCTTTGTTGAAAAACTATTAATAAGTTTTGTTCTTTGAGCTTGAGCATTTTGTATATAGTGAGCCTCATCAATAATTATTAAATCAAAATTACCTTTGGTGATTAATGAATTATCTTTATCTTTGAGGTCGTAAAAGTTCTTTAATATATCATAATTAATAATGACAAAATCGTGTTCAGTTGAGAAATTTTTACCTTCCGAAATATAGATAGACCTATCCGAATAATTCTCAATCTCACGTTGCCAATTAATCTTTAATGTTGCTGGACAAATTATTAATATTTTTTTAGCTCCCGTTTCTAAGGCTGCGATAATAGTTGAGGTAGTTTTACCTAACCCCATATCATCCGCCAAAATATATCTTTTAGAACCCGCTAATTGCTCAATTGCCAATTTCTGATGTTCTAATGGTGGTCGGTGAGAATATTTTGAGTAATCAATTACGACATTCTCAGTCTTATGTGTCTTTAACAAAGCCCCTTTCGGCATCCATAGTTCGTGGATAGTTTCCGACTCATTAATCTTTCCCCAAATATGGTACGATTTTTCTTTTTCAACCAATAATTTCTCGACCCATATTTGTTTAGGGATTTCAATATATGAATTATCATCGGCAATTTTTTTAGCAAAGTATGGGTCCAATTCCACCCATTTCTTAGCGACTTTTGGTTGTACATCTGAATAATTTACGATATAATCTGATTGTGACCTTGTTGGGTAAAACTTTTTATTAGTTTCTTTCTGTAATTTTAATTTTAATATATAGTTATTACCCCCTGAGTAAGACTCAAGAATTTGTATTGCTTGTTGTTCTATAGATACGATTTTATTCTCCAAAACTATTTGTTTGTTTTAAAAATAATAAATATAAAGATATTTATCAATATGTCTAACAATAATATTCCAATTACTCGTTTGGGTAAATTTTTCGGTAATGAAGATTTTAGCCTTGATATGAATATGGGTGAAGAATGGCTTCACGGTGATATGAATTTCACATTAGTTTTATATCGTATTGATAGGATTAAAACTAAAACGGATGACGTATACGGTGAATCTATTTCAGATGGTATTAAGTTTTTACCCCCTATTGAATTTAAAGGTTATGTTCAAATATTACCTCCTGAGAATAAAATGTTGGGTAATTCTAAAATAGACCAATTTGAGCCAGGTAATCTTAAAGTTGGTGTTTATAACCATCATTTAGAAGAATTAGGAATTGATGTTAATTTTGGTGATTATATTGGGTATTATGAGACTGAAACACGAGTAAGGTACTACACCGTTAATAACGATGGTAGGGTCGTTTCAGATAATAAACATAACTATGGTGGAACAAGACCTTATTACAGAAGTATTATCGCGTCTCCTGTTACAGATAACGAATTTAGAGGACTATGAAAATTATTATAACAGAAAAACAACTAAAATTAATTGAACGTATCATTGATAATGAAGTGTTTTGCGATAAATGTAATTGGAATTGGGATTGGGAAGAGGAAAAGAAAAAAGGTAATAAAGACATATACATTTGTCATAAATGTGGTCACGATAATACTCCGAAATAATTAAAAAATGGGATTACCAAAAAAAAATAGTATTAAGAAACATATTCCATTGACGGAATCGAAAACTCTATTACCTAGAAGGTACGAGTTATTGGATAAAATCAATAAGGATGGAACATATCTACCAAAATCGTTATTACACGCAGATTTGGATGGTGGTTTTTTAAATTTTGTTAAAACCGAATTAGAAACAATTGTTGATGGAAAAAAAATCCCAATGATTGATATTTTAATAACAACTCAAAATTGGTCACAATTTATTGAAACTTGGGATATACAAAATTTAGATAAAAATGTTGAGCCCCCGGTAATTACGGTTGTTAGAATACCTGAAGTTAAGTTCGGAACAAATCCCGCGGTTGTTTATAATATTCCAAATAGACGACAATATTTTTATGCACAAGTCCCAACATTTAACGGACAAAGAAATGGTATGGACATTTATAAAATACCCCAACCAATACCTGTTGATATCACATATCAAGTTAAGATAGTTTGTAATAGGATGAGAGAATTAAACGAGTTCAATAAAATTGTATTGGGTAAATTCGCATCAAAACAAGCTTACTCAACAATTAAAGGTCATTATATCCCAATAGTACAAGGTGGTATTACTGATGAGTCGGTTAATGATTTAGAAAAAAGACGATACTACATCCAATCATACGAATTCACTATGTTAGGTTTTCTAATTGATGAAGACGAATTTGAGATTTCACCAGCAATCAGTAGAGTTTTACAAGTTACAGAATTATCAACAGACAAATTAAAAAAAGGTAAAAAATTAGATTCAAACCCAAGTAGTACAACTCTAAATTGTTTATTTATTATTGGTAACAATATTTTAACACAATTATTTGATTATACCGTAAATTTAAATGTTGGTGATGTTCTTAATGTTAACACATTTGATGTGTACATTAATAACCAATATTATGGTAGTGATATTAGTGAAATACAAATCAACACTAATGATGTATTAAAAATTATTGCAACCAAATTTGATGACACTTTAGAAGCGTCAATTGGGTTTAACAACCAATTACTTTAATCTTCTCCGTAAATATCTTTCTTATCCTTACATTTTTCGATAATTAGTTTTTCCAAAAATCGGTATATTTTTATACCTCTTTTATCACAATAACTTTTTAAAATTTCGTGGACCTCTTCGGATATTTTTAAGTTTTTAATCTTCTTATTGTCTTCAGCCATAGTAGAAAAAAGGTAGAAAATATTCTACCTAAAATATAAATACATCGTATAAAGTAAAGTATTTTGGTTTTTTCTAGAATATTTATCAATAAAATAAATCTTTTAAGAAAAACAAAAAAATAATGGCAACAAACAGTAAAGTATTTGTTTCACCGGGAGTTTACACTTCTGAAGTTGATTTGAGTTTCGTAGCATCAAGTGTAGGGGTAACTACATTAGGTATCGTTGGGGAGACGTTAAAAGGTCCCGCATTCGAACCTATTTTTATCCGTAACTTTGACGAATTCTCAACATTCTTCGGGGGAACATCACCTGAGAAATTCATAAATACACAAATCCCTAAATATGAGGCTTCATATATCGCTAAATCATACTTACAACAATCTAATCAATTGTTCGTGACTAGAATTTTAGGTCTTTCGGGATATGATGCGGGTCCATCTTGGTCTATCACGACTAAAGCAAACGTTGACCCAACAACAATTGAATTCAGTTGTTTAAGTGCGATAACTGCGAATTGTATAACTGAATGTGTTTCATATTATGAAGTAGACTTTGTAATCCCATTCACAGGATGTAATAATAATACATCAAGTGTTTCATACACAACATCAGGTGTTCCACAAGCAATTTTAGATAAATTAAATTTACCTTACGAAAATTTTGATGGTAGTGTAACTAGTCTTGATGCTGACTTGAGAAGTCAAATTTTTGACGTTATGGTAACACCAAGTAAAGAGGCTAGTTCGGTTTATTATTATGGTGCAGTACCTGGAACATATTATAGTGGTAATACTAATTTAGGGTATACCGCAAGAACTAACGTATTCCAAGCAGATTCAATGAACGCCGAAACTTTAAATTATTCAGCACCGGCAAATGACGCTTGGTATTACTCATTATTTGATAATATTGGTGGTGGTGTATATACAGGTTCATCTTTCTACACTTATTTAACAGGTGTTACTCAAACATCTAATATGTCAAATTGTGCATCATTCAATGACTTTCTAATTAATGGTAATATTTTAACTTTCAATACTTTAGTTGGTGGTACAAATTATACTAATGGTACAAATGTGTCAACAACAGGAGGTTCAGGTGTTGGTTTAACAGTTGATGTTTTAACTAACGGTTCAGGTTTGGTTACGGGTGTAACTATTAATCAAGCGGGTACAGGTTATATCATTGGAGACACTGTTACCATATCAACGGGTGATGCTAATGCAACGATTGATGTTTTAACGATAGGTTCAACTTACGGTAATATTAATTACAACAACAACACAATTTATGCTTATGTACCTTCTAATATTGACCAAACTCAAATAATTTCGTCATTCACCGCTTGTACAAGTGATGTTTCAATTAATTCAGTTCAACAAACAAGTGATGTAACATCAAATGATTTTACTAATTGTTTAACTTATACTTTAGTTTCTGAAGATGGTTCAAAAACAACGACTTGGACAGTATGTGTTAGTAATGATAACCCTTGTGACCCAACAACGACAGGTGATACAGGTAGTATGGATGTTGGTTCAACAACTTCTTGTTATAGTGGTTCTGTTGTAGGTACTTACTTTTTATTAAATGGTCAATCATTTTTAGATTATGATGATTTAGTTATCGCAACATTACGTTCAAGAGGTTTGGCCGATTATTCAAGTCAAAATGGTGCGGTTTATGAAGTTGATACGTTAAATAATGTTCAATTAGATATGTCAGGGTTATATTCTGGTGTTACAAAAAACCCTTATTCGACTTTTGTTGTTAACGCAACAGGTAAAACAGGTACTAATTATTCATTTGAAACTTCATTTTCTAATTCCGATTCAAAATACATAACTAAAGTATTAGGTTCTAGTAATTTCTCTAAAGATAGAAATGCGGTTCCATTATTTGTTGAAGAGAAATACCAAACGTTATTAAATTACGCTTGGAGAAAAGGTTTCATTAGAGGTTTAAGCTCAACTTTAACGGCATTACCTGACGCAAGACAAGGTGCTGACCCAACATCGTTAGGTTTTTACTTAGAGAAATACCAATCACCAGCATCATCTTGGGTTGTTTCAGAATTAAGAGGTACTAAAGTTTATAACTTATTTAGATTTACAACTATCGCAGATGGTGATGCGGCTAACACCGATGTTAAGATATCAATCGCGAATATTTCATTCGGAAATGGAACGTTTGATGTTATGGTTAGAGATTTTTATGACTCTGATTCAGCACCTGTTGTTATTGAGAAATTTACGAATTGTTCAATGGACCCTAATCAAAATAACTTTATTGCGAAAAAAATAGGAACATCAGATGGTGAATACCAATTAAACTCAAAATATATTATGGTTGAGGTTAATGAAAATGCACCTCAAGACGCGTTACCTTGTGGATTCGAAGGTTATGACACTAGAACATATGCTGGGGTTCGTTCACCTTTCCCTGTTTACAAAACTAAATACGATTATCCAGGTGAGGTTATTTATAACCCCCCATTTGGTTTATCTTCAGGTGCTGATGACGCAATTAGAAGTAATGGTGATAACGTTCGTAGAACTTATTTAGGTGTTTCAGACACTGTTGGTTATGATGTCGATTTCACGGCATATAAAGGTAAACAATTACCGTTAGATGTTTGTACTCAAAGTACAGGAGCATTGTGGGATACTAAAACTAAAGGTTTCCATATGGATAACAGAGCTTCAGGTCTTACAGTTAATAACACATTCTATGAGAAAGTATTTAATGTTGCAGAAAACAGATATGTGTTATCAGCAATCACAAGTGCAACAACAGCATTCTATGTAGGTTCAGATAACTTTAGTTCTGACCCAACAAACGAATCTAACCCATATTACAGACTTTTCGCACGTAAATTCACATTAATCGTTCAGGGAGGTTTTGATGCTTGGGATATATACAGAGAATCAAGAACAAATACTGATAGATTCGTATTAGGTAGACCTGGATATTTAAAAGGAGCTTGTCCTTCAGTTAAATACCCAACGGCTACAGGATGGGGAGCATTCAAACAAATCACAGTTGGTGATAATACACAAGATTGGGGTAATACAGATTATTACGCATACCTATTAGGACAAAGAACATTCGCAAATCCTGAAGCGGTTAACATTAACGTGTTTGCAACACCGGGTATTGATTATGTGAATCATTCTGACATCGTAGAAAGTGCGATTGATATGATTGAAAATGATAGAGCGGATTCAGTTTATATCTGTACAACACCTGATTACCAAATGTTTACACCAAGTACAGGTGACCCACTTGATTTAATCTACCCACAAGAGGCGATTGATAACCTTGAAACAACAGGTATTGACTCTAACTACACTGCGACTTACTACCCTTGGGTATTAACAAGAGATAGTGTTAATAACACACAAATCTACTTACCACCAACTGCGGAGGTGACGAGAAACTTAGCATTGACTGACAACATCGCATTCCCTTGGTTCGCGGCGGCAGGTTACACAAGAGGTATCGTAAACGCTATTAAAGCACGTAAAAAATTAACTCAAGAAGATAGAGACGTTCTATACAAAGGTAGAATTAATCCAATCGCTACTTTCTCAGATGTGGGAACTGTAATATGGGGTAATAAAACTCTTCAAGTTAGAGAGTCAGCTTTAGATAGAATAAACGTTAGAAGATTGTTATTACAAGCTCGTAAATTGATTTCAGCGGTTTCAGTGAGATTGTTGTTTGAACAAAACGACCAAAAAGTAAGACAAGATTTCTTAGACGCGGTTAATCCAATCTTAGATGCAATCAGAAGAGATAGAGGTTTATACGATTTCCGTGTAACAGTTTCTTCAGACACTGCGGATTTAGATAGAAACCAAATGACAGGTAAGATATTTATCAAACCTACGAAAGCGTTAGAATTTATAGATATCACATTCTATATAACACCAACGGGAGCTTCGTTTGAAAACATCTAAAAACAACATAACAAAAAAAAGGGGAGACAAGTTCTCCCTTTTTTTTATATATGAATATTTATAAGTATGAATACAAATGATTTAATTAAAAAAATATTAAGAGAAGGTATTGATGAGACAGGGACTCCCGATATGAAATATTATGCGTTTGATTGGGACGATAATATTATGTATATGCCGACAAAAATAATATTAAAAGATGATGAAGGTGAAGAAGTACCGATGTCAACAGAAGATTTTGCTGAGTATAGATTAGAAATTGGTAAAGAACCTTTTGAGTATGAAGGACACCAAATTGTTGGGTTTGCGGATTTACCATTTAGATATTTTACAGTTACAGGTGATAAAAATTTTATAATTGACTCTATGATGGCAAAAGAAGGTCCTGCTTGGGGTGATTTTGTTGAGGCAATTAATAATGGTTCAATTTTTTCAATTGTTACGGCTAGAGGACATACACCTTCAGTAATGAAAGAAGCGGTTTATAATTTAATAGTTTCAAATCATAGTGGTATTAATACTGAAGAGTTAGTTAGAAATTTAGAAAAATATAGAGATTTAGCAGATGAAGAACAATTATCTAAAGAGGAAATGATTAGAGAATATCTAGACCTTTGTAAATTCTATCCGGTGACTTATGGTGAAGGTTCAGCAACTAACCCTGAAGAAGGTAAGATTAAAGCTTTAAAAGAGTTTGTGAGTCACGTAAAACATCTTTCAAAATTTATAGGTAAGCAAGCTTTCTTAAAAAAGAAAATTGTTAATCACGAACCACAAATTGGTTTTTCAGATGATGATTTAAGAAATGTGGAAAAAGTTAAAGGACATTTTGAGAATGACCCAGAAAATATTATTAAAACTTATTCAACCGCAGGAGGAATTAAAAAAAGATATTAATTAACTATAATAATAAACTAGATAATTAATAAATATTAAAATTAATATATTAAATTAATAAAACTAGATATTTATTACTAGAAAGATATTTTAAAAATAATTAGAAGTAAATAGAAAAATCTTTCAAGAGATATTTATAAAATAAAAATAAACTTAAAAAGACAAAAAAAAATAAGATGGCTGATTTATTAATGAAAATGCCCATACCATACGAACCTAAAAGACAAAATAGGTTTATAATGAGATTCCCTTCAAGCCTTGGAATTAATGAATGGTTTGTTGAGACGGCATCAAGACCACACATAACTATTAACCCGGTTGAGGTTCAGTTTTTAAATACGTCAACTTATGTTGCTGGACGTTTTACTTGGGGAACAATTAACGTTAAGTTCCGTGACCCAATCGGACCTTCTGCTTCACAAGCATTAATGGAATGGGTTCGTTTATGTGCGGAGTCTGTTACAGGACGTATGGGATATGCTGCAGGTTACAAGAAAAATGTTGACTTGGAAATGTTAGACCCAACAGGTGTTGTTGTTGAAAAATGGATTTTAGAAGGAGCTTGGTTATCTGATGTGAATTTCGATTCATTAGCTTACAACTCTGATGCTATTGCATCTATCACGGCAACTCTTAGACCTGACCGTTGTGTATTAGTTTACTAAAAACACTCAAATATAAAATTATTAATCCACATATTAAAGTATGTGGATTTTTTTGTTTTAATTATTTAATAAAAACTAATGTAAACTATATTTTAATAAAAAACAAGTAAAATATGGATGCAGATTTAATACAAGCAGCAACAGAAAATTTTAACTTACCTCACGATGTTGTTAAATTACCTTCAAAAGGGGTTTTTTACAAATCAAAAAAAACTGCGGTTAAGGTAGGTTATTTAACTGCTGAAGACGAGAATTATTTATTAAATAATGATTCAAAAGAACATATCGTAATGACTTTATTAAGAAATAAAGTTTATGAACACGATTTAAGACCTGAAGAAATGACTGATGGTGATGTTGAAGCGATTTTAATATTTTTAAGGAATTCATCATTTGGACCTGAATATGTTCTTAATTTGATTGACCCAAAAACTAATAAATTATTTGAACATACCGAAATTATTGATGTTTTAAACATTAAAGAAATTTCCGTAAAACCTGACGCTGATGGTAATTTTATGGCTAAATTACCAAAAACAAATACAACTGTTAAATTAAGACCTTTAACTTTTTATGAGGGTTTAGAAATTGATAAAATGAGTGAACAATATCCTAAAGGTAGAACGGCACCAACGGTGACTTGGAGATTGAATAAACAAATTATTGAAGTTGATGGTAATAGCGAACCGGGTGTTATATCACAATTTGTTAGTACACTCCCAATTATGGATTCAAAACATATTAGGACGTTTTTACGAGACAATCAACCTTCATTGGATTTAAAGAGAGAAGTTTACGCCCCGTCTGGAGAATTGGTTACGTTTAACGTATCCTTTGGGGTGGAGTTTTTTCGCCCTTTCTTCTAATTACAATCAAATTTTAATTGAGGAATTTTATCTTATGGGTAAAGTTTTAAGAACTCAATATAGTGAATTTTTAAAAATTCCTACTTATATCAGAAAATACATAATCAATAGAATCATTGAAGATAATGCACCAAAGGAAAAATAACCTTTGGTGTATTTATATTATACCAAAATAATATTGTATGGGAGCTGATGATGAGAAAAAAGGACCTGTTGAATCCGCGGTTAAGAGTTACGGGGAATCTATAGGTAGTAAAATAACTGAGGTTATTAATAGTAATACCAAAGCGTCTGCTATTAAAGAGACTATGTACGATATTGATGAGAAATTCACTCAAGTCGCCAAAGTTATGGGTATCGGTAGAGAATCTGCCGAAGGTTATCGAAAATCAATGGGGGATGCTCAGTCTGACGTTGCGAGAATTGGTGGTAATATGCAAAATATTGCCGATATGCAAATTGAACTCGTCAATAGTACAGGAAGAAATATTCAAATGAGTTCTGAATATTTTGACGATTTATTAGCGACTTCTAATGTTACAGGGGTGGCAACTGCCAAGTTAACCTCCGAATTCAAAAACGCTGGTTTTAGTTTATATAATACAACTAAACAAATGGAAGATGTTGTTAATATTGCAAGGTCGGTAGGTGTCAGTGCTCAGGCAGTATCTGCCGCGGTTATGAGTAATATGAAGGCGTTAGACACTGTCAACTTTTCAGGTGGTGTAGGTGGTTTAGCCAAAATGGCGGCAACATCAGCGTCTTTACGTGTTGATATGGGTATAGTATTAGCCGCGGTTGATAAGGCGTTTGACCCTGAAGGAGCTATTGAAATGGCGGCATCATTTCAACGATTAGGTGTTGCTCAAAGTGAATTATTAGACCCGATGAGGTTAATGAATATGTCACGAAATGACCCTGAGGCTTTCCAAAAAGCGATTGCTGAAATGGGTAAAGAGTTAACGACTTTAGATGAAAAAGGTAACGTTAAAATCGCTCCAGGTCAAGTTGGTAAAATGAAAGAACTTGCTAAGACATTGGGTATGTCGACGGCTGAATTATCAACAATGTCAAGAGCTGCTGGTGAAATGGATATTAAGATGAAAAAAATCCAATTCCCTGAGATTGCAACTGACGAACAAAAACAAATGTTGGCGAACATTACCGAAATGAAAGATGGTAAAATGTCAATTATGGTTGACAATAAAATGACGGACATTGATGTTGCGTTAAAAAGTGTTGGTAATGATAAAGAAAAATTAGCTCAATTATTAGCTGATGGTCAACCAAAAGATATGTTAACTTTAGCTAAAGAACAGACGGGTTATTTAAAAGATATCGCAAATTCACGGACGGCCTTAAAAGGTAAAACGGGTGCCGCTATGGCGGGAAGTAAAGAAGGTGGTAAGATGATGGAAGCTGAACATCAAATTGCGACAGGTGTCTACGACGCATTTAATAAGGCGTTAGATATTAAGACAATACGTGAAGGGTTTGATAAAAATATGGGTGCGGTTTCTGATGTGTTATATAAATTAAGTAAAGGTGAAGGTTCATTAGAAGATTTTGGTAAAATGTTATTAACTGTGGGAAGTAGTGTGAAAGATGGGTTTCTTAACGTAACTAAAGATGTTGCAGGTGGTTCAGTTAAACTTGAAAGTGATATTCAAGCTGGTGATAATAATTATTCTAAAATGATAATGAATGTTATTACTGCGATGGGGGATATTGTGTTAAAAAGTCAAAATGTTAGTATGGGGAGTTCACCAATTAATTCATCGACAATGTCTCAAGAAAAAATTGCTGAAGTATCACAATCGTTGGGTATGTCAGTTACTGAGTTTCAAGAAATGTCTTCAAAAGTGACGGCACAAGAAAAAGAAACCGCTACGATTGAAAATAAATCAACATTAAGTGGGGATATGACATTAAATATTAAAGTTGATGCTCCTCAAGGTGTTGATACAAAACAATTATCGTTGGCTTTAGGTGACCCTGAAGTTAAAGCGAAAATTGTTGAAATTTTAGAGAAATACGTTCCGAATAATAACACTAAAAAATAGTAAACGTTCTATTTATATAAAAACTAAATAAACAATGCCGAATAGTACATTATCATTTGCTTCAACCTCATCTTTTAGAAATGCGTTGATGGCCAAAAACCTATCAACGTATAGTGTTATTGGTGGTTATACACCACCTTCAGGACCATTAAATTATGAAGTTGTATTATCACAATTCCCGGTGGTTGATTCACCTAATGATTTAATTGCGAATGACCCGTACGCTAAAAAAGCGTATCCGTTAAATGCCTATGGTCCAAACGGTGGGTATAATATTAATATAACCTATAATGGACCTCTATTACCTATCAAACCAAATCAAGGACCCTATTCCCCAAATCAAAGTACGTTATTATTAAGTAACGATTTATATTTAAATAAATCGGTTACCTCACCGGCACTTAAAAATTTGTTTATACCTAATGGTGGTTATACCAACGTTTATAATGTTGGGGAAACTAGTAATAACTCACATTACTTTCTACCTTATGGCATTTCAACATTCGTACCTTCAATTTATACACCATATGATATATTATTATCTGACAATCCAACAGGTAGTGATGGTTCATTGTCTCAAGATTCGTTTATCGCTAAATTAGGAGCTAAACAATTAAATTTCTTATTTAAAGAAAGAATTAATGCTGAGATATATCAAGCAACAATTGGTAAGGTTAATTTAGAATCATTATCGGACCCTTTTGAAGCTAGTTTATTGGTTACAGGTAAAGAACCCCTTATATATCGTAATTGGAGGATAACGGTTCCTGAATCACCTGTAGTAGCGGCGTTCGATTTTGCCACACGTATCTCGGGAGCTTATTGGCCCGTATCGTTTATACCTGGTGATTATTTTGACGAAAATACTAAAGGTGGTCAACAAACACAACAAACCTCAAACGCTTTAAACGTTATTAATCAATTAACGGGTGGGTTTTTAGGGCCTATATTAAATAAGAAACGTAATCCTTCTCAAATATTTTTAGCGAATACGGGTAATGGTCAAAGGTCTGTATTATTTAGTAATTTAGATTTTAATAGATATCAACCGGGATATAAAAAAGATTTTGGTGGTATCTTAGGGGTTGCTCAAGCAATCGTTAATTTGGCGGTTAGTTTAATTAACCCTAATGGTACTTTAACGGGTGGATATTATGTTGGTAGTACTAATGCGGAACCAAGTTCAATAACCTCACCCCCAAATCAAATACCTGTAAATCCTTATGGAGAACAAGTTCAAACACCTGTTTATGGTCCGTCTGAATTGGGTATTCTATTTGAAGGTAATGATGGTAAGTTAAATTTTGGTTTAGCTGGTAAATCATTAAGTGATGGTGGTGGTACTGATGGTGGTTTTATTTGGACTTCACCAAAATACAAATCCGCGGCCGGACTCCACGCAACACCGGGAGGTGGTACAGGTAGTAGCGATGAAGGGTTTAGTTCTATTAGTAGTCAATATAATAAGGGTGAATCGACAAGTCTAACCTTTAAAGAGAATTCTATATTAGATAATACTCAGAGAATTATTGATTCTGCGGATAACGTTTCTGGAGTTAGTCGATTGAAACACGTCGGTAACGCAATGAATCAAGTTAGTAAAGTATTCAATGATGGTTATAAAGAAATGACTAAAGGTTCACAAGTGGTATCATATAAAGATGATACTACCGGTGGTGAAAAAGGTATTGAGTATTGTCGTGTATTTACGAAAGATACTCCTTATTACACTTATGCTGATTTACAAAAGACGGATGGTATAACTACGGATGGTAGAAGATTCACTAACTCTGTTTTAGATAATACTTATAATCTTAATATTGCCCCTCTTAAAAATCCTGGGTCAACGAATATTATTTCAGGTGATGCCGGAGGTAAAGGAGGGTATGCTAAAAAATATATGTTCTCAATAGAGAATTTAGCTTGGAGAACATCAAGTAGACCGGGTTATACTTATGATGAGTTACCTGTTTGTGAGAAAGGACCGAATGGGGGTAGAGTTATGTGGTTCCCACCATATGATTTACAATTTTCAGATTCAAGTCAAGCAATGTGGAATTCAACAAGTTTCTTAGGTAGACCTGAACCAATTTATACTTATAAAGAAACTAGTAGAAGTGGTAATTTATCTTGGAAAATAATAGTTGACCACCCATCGGTTATGAATACTGTGGTTGAAAAACAATTAAAGGGTCAAACAAAAGAACGTATAGATTCAATCATTGACTCGTTTTTTGCGGGTTGTGTGAAATTTGACATATATAAATTAGCAATAAAGTTTAATACGATTCCAACTAAGGATTTGTATACATATCAGGAAATATTAAGTAATCCACAATTAACTAATGAGGAGATTGTTGGTCAAATTATTCAAGAAATACCTAAAGATAATTCTACAGGGACTAAAGGGGAAGTTGGAGGTAATTCTAAGAAAGAAGTTGTTCCGGATTCTTCAATTCAGGCGTTTGAAAATGAATACCTTGATTTCGCATTTTATTTTGATAATGACATACCGGGTAAGGCGGGTACTTCTGTAAGTAATACCAAATACCAAGGAACTTATGATTCTTACATTAGTGATAGTAATATTGAAAAATATGTTAAAAATGCGGAATCAGCGTTTAAAGATGGGAATGTTAATAGAAATGTTAAATCATTCTTTGATAGGATTGTCAAAACTAATTACAATAAATTTGCTGGTGGTGATAAAAATTTCATTACTGATGCTTATGATATTTTAAGTAAAGGTTTAGGAACAATAACTATCGAATTAGAAGGTTCAGCATCGGCAGTTGCTAGTCCGGCTTATAACAAACAATTATCTGAAAGACGTATTGACGCTATTACTTCTTTTTTAAAGAGTCAACCTATGGGGGATAAAACCTTAGAAAAGTTTTTTGCCGATGGTAAAATTAAAATTATTAATACTAAAGGAACGGGTGAGAATACTGTTATACCTAAAATGGGGAAAGAGTTAGGTGCTGATGGTAAAGTAGTTGAAGGGAAAGAAGATTCAGGTACGGGAAGTGATGTTGATTGTACGGTTAACCTTAAATCTGATTTTCCTGGTCCAAAAATGACTAAATCAATTTATGAAGTCTATGCGACAAATGCGATGGCTTGTCGTAGGGTTAAGGTAAAAACTATAACGGTTAAACCAACGCCACAAGCTCCACCAACAACGTTAAAACCAGATGTTGTGGTTACGAATACTAATGGTAGTACTGAGACATTACCGATTAAACGACCTGAACCAACAAAATCTATAGTACAAAAAATTAAAGAAGGGATTTCTAAAAAAATATTAAGAAATTTATTATCGGAATGTGATTATTTTGAAGTTATTGAAGAGAAATCACCGATGTTGTATAATTCTATTAAAGAAAAGATTAAATATTTTAATCCGGCATTCCACTCGATGACACCTGAAGGTTTAAATGCTCGTTTAACATTCTTAAATCAATGTGTTAGACCTGGTGAAACAATACCAATTATTGGTAGTGATGGTAAACCAAAAGTTTCTGACGCATTTAACACATCATTTGGTGCTCCACCTGTCTTAGTTTTAAGAATTGGTGACTTCTATCACACTAAAATAATCCCTGAAGCTCTTAGTTTCTCTTATGACCCGTTAGTCCTTGATATGAACCCGGAAGGTATTGGTCTCCAACCAATGATTGCTAAAGTAACTTTAAGTTTTAAGATAATTGGTGGTATGGGGTTAGCGAAACCTGTAGAACAATTACAAAACGCATTATCATTCAATTATTATGGTAATACTGAAATATATGACGAAAGAGCAACTTGGACTGAAGATACGTCAGTTTTAGATAAAATGGTAGTTGATGCGATAGTTGCTCAACAACCCCCTGTTACTGTTGATAATTCAGATGCTGTACAACAAACTAACGATGCTGGGTCAACTATTGGTGAGATAAAAACAACAACAATTGTAACGAGTGGTGAAACCGGTGAGATTAGTTATATGAAAATTATGGATAAATTATTGGATGATAGTAAAACATATTTTAATAACACATATAACTCTTTAAACGAGATAGTTACACAAACTAATTATGGTATTTTACAAACGATAAGTGATAAACGACAATACTTTAAAGGAACCGTTAAAACTGGTCCACTCCCAACCAATAACGCAACTCAAATTTTTGGTAAACCAATTGATTTGGCACAATCATTAGATTTATTATTCAAAAAGGCGATTGATGATATTGAAAGTGGGACAAATCCGATTATTGCTAAGCTTTTGAAAAAAGACATTAATGACCCTAACACTTTAAGTGTTTTACGTAGTAATTTAACACGTTATCTTCTTAGAGTTAAGAATGATATGTTAAATAGTTTAAATGGTATTGTTAATACTAAATTAGGTCAACAACAAGTCGAATATATTCAGAACATTAGAAAAGTTAATGTTATTAATTCAAAAACTGATGGTAAAATTGGGGATAGTGGTTCAATTAAGATATATAGTCTAACTGAAACCGATAAATCATCACCAACAGGTACTAACACAGTTTATGCTAATACTTATGATGAGTTAACGGGGGATTTTACAAATGTGTATATTCAATTAGAAAGTTATTTAACAGTATTATCCGATGATAGGGATGGACCACCAATATTACCACCAAAAGTTGTTGCGATGGGTGAATTCACACCATTTAAATTAGATGGTGGTCAAGAAAATCAAACTTTCTTTATGGTTATTGGTAGATTATTTACCGATAAAAATAAAGTGACTGAGTTTAATAGTTCGGTTTTAACTCAAAATATTACAACGGCAAATAAAAAACTTAAAAGAGTTTTTGAGAATGTTGTGGATGATTTAGCGTCCGACTATACTAAAGAAATAAAGGCGGAAGAAAAGGCCTTTGAAAAATTTAAGAAAAATTCTGATTTTTTAAAATTTACTGATGGTATTGAGGAACTTTTATACAAGAAAGGTAAATCAAGGGTTTTTAATTTTACTACGGTTCCTGATGCTGCGAAAGAAAGTCAACAAAAAACAGAAATAACTAATTTATATAAAGGTGACCCGTCACTAATAAGTGACTTAGATACCTTTGATGGTAAAATTAAATTTAATTAAAAATGAGTGGAAAACAATATTATAATAGATATAATAAATTTGTTATAAATGGAGAACAAACCGTTGTCCCTTATGTTGATTTGCCAAGTAAAAGTACTGATAAACGATACATTTATAAGGTAGGACAATCAAGACTTGATAAAATATCTCAACAATATTATAACACACCTTATTTTGGATGGTTGGTATTGGCTGCGAATCCTAAGTATGGTGGACAAGAATGGAACATTTCTGATGGTTCTATATTGACAATTCCTTTTCCTTTAGTAGCTTCATTACAGGATTATAACTCTCAGTTAGAAACTCATTTCTTTTATTATGGTAGATAAAACAGAAAACATATTAGTCGATTTTGACTACAACAACATTATAATCGTTGACCCTAATAAAGTTTTAGGTGATGATGGTAAAGGTAAAGAACGATATGTAAGTCAGGAAAATTTGGTGATGTACGCTAATTTAGAGTGTAAATTGTTACCTAGAACTAAATTGGCTGCCGGTGTTGCGGGTAATGATAGGGTTCAGAATTTATCAATAGCGTCAATTAATTTTATTAAACCCGGTGGGAAAGAATTTTTGGATAATAGTTATACCGATGAAATAACAGGTGCAAATTCTTTACAAGGTAAAGGGGTTAATCAACCTAAACAAACATCGGTTAAAAATCCGAATGTTGCTGATGATGTTTATTTAAGGTCAAGTATTACGTCAAATGGTGAGGCAAAGGCAACTGATAATGGGTTGTTGGGGATTACTAATATTACGATTCGACAAGGTTTGGACTTTATGCCGACTTTTAATGTGACTTTAGTTGATGTTAAAGGGAGAGCGTTATTTGAAGCGGGTAATAATTCACCTTACGCGGCCTTTTTTAATATGCCTTATCCTTTGTTTGAATTAACGGTTAAAGGTTATTATGGTAAAGCGATAAAATATAAATTATTGTTAAGGTCATTTAACGCTCGTTATGACTCAAACTCAAGTAATTTTGTTATTGAGTTAGTATTCCATACATATCAGTTTAGTGCAATTGCTGAGGTGTCTATGGGGTATTTATTGGCGGTTCCACATATGTATACCTCAAGAATATCGGTTAAAACAACAACAGGGGCCCCCGGTAATTTAACAAATGTGACTGATGTGACAGCGACTCGAGGATTTCAAAAAGTTAAAGAAGTTTATACTGAATATAAAACTAAAGGTTTAATACCTGATGATTTTCCTGAATTAACGCTATCTCGATTAAAGAACAATCTTGAAAATTTTGTTAAAAATATTTTAGATTCGTTTAGTAAACAAAATTTAGACGCCTTAACCAATGTAGATTTATATCAAAAAAAACTTAATGAGTTTAAAAGTAAGACGTATATGGAATTAACGTCTTGGTTTACAACAAATTTAGATAATATTAATTTTTTAATTATTGATGACCCAAATTTGGGTTCAGTTTCAAGTTTAAAGGAGAGTTTAACGGTTCTTGATGCTAGTGGGAATAAAATTGTCCCACCTGGAAATCTTGAAAAATATAATGAATTGAATTCTATATCTCAAAATAATTTAGGGGGTAAGTTTAAAGTTTATACGTTTAAACCTGAAATTAAAACACCAACAGATAGAGCCAACGCAATAACTAAATTAGAATCTATAGTTCAGGAATATCGTAAAATTTTAACGGAAAATGAAACTTTAGGTATTGATGGTAAATACACTATTGATGGTAAAACGACAAATTCTAGTATTCCTTTTGAGATTAAAGATGATGTTTTTAAAATTTCATTTACTGATGAACAACTTAATGTTAAAGAGACTTATAAACAAATAAAAGGTGTTGCGACCAATGATGATGCGGTGTTAGCTGCGTTTAAAATTGAACTACTTGAAAAAAAATATTTAAATGACCAAACTATTGTGGTAAAAGATGGTAAAACTGAACAAAAATTTGATTGGTTTTATTTTGAAGGTAAAAATAGTTTTAACGATGGTATTGAAAAAATGGCGGCCGATGTTAAAAAATGGAGAGAAAAAATCCAAGAAGAATTAACTGAGGCTTTGGCTAAATTACTACAAAGTAGTGATAATGGTATTGGATTTGTTCCGTCAATTAGAAATGTACTAGCGGTGGTATTCGCAAATGGGGAGGGGTTTTTAAGGTTAATGGATAATGTACATTCCGACGCTTGGGATGAGAGATTAAACCCTTTAAGACAAAAACCAATTTTTAATAAAACAATTTCAAATGCAAGTCCTGATAATATTAGTTCAGGTGTTAATGAATTATTACCCGTTTATCCTTGGCCGACATATATGGTTGCAACAAGTGGTGAAGATGGTCACGAAAAATTTGAATTTAAGTATCCTGGGGATAAAGATGTAATAGGTGACACTAATGGTAATTTATTAAATGTTTGGCCTGAAATAGAATTTGTTGAAGAATTTTTAAAAGGTTATACGTTAAGAGCGGTTGAACCTCAATTAGCGACCCCTAAGTTTAATGAGGTTACCGATGTTAAAAGAATTAGTTTAAATGCTATCGAATTTCCAATATCGAATACCGTTTATCAGAATAAAGAAGAGGTGAAGTTTTTTTATGAGTTATTTGAAAGGATTTTATCAATGTCGTATAATTCTAGGTTAAATAGGTCTAATAATTTTACCCCTAGTGCTGATAAAATGGCGAATTTAATTGCTGAGGGTGAATTAAAAAATATTATGGAAAGTTTAGGTGACGAAAATCCATTCTTAATTAAAAAATTAAAAGAATATTCATTAAGTTCTCAGAATTTTGTAAAAGTCTTAGAACATATCTCAAATCAAGGTGTTGGGGTTAGTTGGCAGAATTATATTAGAGGAATTTATAATACACCGTATTTGAATCAATTATCAATCTCGGATAATTTTATATTTTTAGATACTGCCGTTATACTAAACTCGTTATCAAAACCATTAACAAGTTTATCTAAAGAAGATGATTTGTTGGATTATTTAACAGGTTCAACTAAAAGTAATGTTTTTGATATTTTAGATACTTATCCATTTACCGATACTGATTGGTGTAAAAATTATTTATCGAGTAGTGCAACATTCTCAAAGAGTAAAGACGCATTTAATACGACTAAAGTATTAACTTTTAATAAAGAACTAAAAGTTATTTCTAATTTTGGTGATGGTTTAACTCGAAATCCTATAACTAATTTTGTTTATCTTGCGGAACCTATTATAACTCCGGCTCCTGAAGATAGTGCAACTTTAAAAGAATTTTATGATTCAAGAACGCCGGATAAACAATTAATAACTGAAGGTAATTTAAATTATTTTAATTATAGTGGTTATGTTAGTCCTAATCAGACAATATCTATGTTTAATACCCCATATTTTGTTAATTCAATTCAAGAGGGAATATCTAACTTTAGAAAATATGATAAAACACCATTTATTTCGGCCGGTTATCTATTCTTAAATAGTTTGCCGTTGTCAACGTTAAGGGAAAAATATAAAAAATACGATAATGGCGTTAGTGAGGACCTTGATTATATCTTCGCGTCATTAAAGAAATTTGGGGCGTTACATAATTTACCTTATGCTTGGATTGTTAAGTTGGGTTCAGTATGGCATCGTTATAAGAAATATGTTAATAGTGGTGTTGATATTTTAGATAGTGTTTGGAAAAACTTTGATTATGTAACTAATTTTGACCCAATAACTTCTGCAACAACTAAAGATTATTCTTTAACTGTAGATGGGGGTTCTATTGATATTATTTTAGAAAAAAATAGTACGTTTGGGGCTGATACCTCAACGTTAATTAATACGGGGTTTTATCCTAAATTAATTAATGATTTCAACGTATTTTATCAAGGGTTTGAACCATTCAGTGGTTATACCGATACGGGAATTCAATCAGGTATTGATAAATTTGGTGTGGAATTAAAATATGTTGACACAACATCAATATCAGGGATAAAAACATTTGACCCTCATAATGAATTTCGAGATTTGAGTATAATCCCTTGGAGTGTGTATGTTCGTTCAAAAGATGGTAATACTATATACCCAATGCCCTCAATGGGTTCGGTGATTAATCAAACTAGAGACGAATGTTTCCAATATGAAGACTTGAGAATTGAGGTTACAGGTAACACCTCAATGTATAATGGTTCTGTAAGAACATTTTGGGCAGCACCAACTTATGGGTATTTTAATAGTGGTAAGGTTATGAAACCTAATCCAACACAATATTTAAAAGAAATATTAACGGGTAGTACGGTACAACCTAACTTTTCTATTAAAGGTAATGTTACAAAATATTCGGATATCAGTGAAATGTTTTCAGTGTTTGAAACGAATATTTTGGATATGTTTGAGACTAAATTTTTAGATTTTTGTAAATCAAAATATGATATTGATGAGAAAGTAGATTACGGATGGAATTTTCAAAAATTAATGGGTGATATGATGAAAACTCCAAAACAAACCGGAGATACATCATCTGACATTGTAGAGAAAATTCAAAAGGAACAAATGACTAATATTAATAATGTTTTAAAAAAATTCATAACTTCCTCAGTGTATATAAAATATGGTAATCCTTCTAATTTTGATAAACGATTATTTTATACGTTTTCTAACTATAGTTTAACTGACTCTTATACTTGGGAAAAATATGAATCGGTCACACCAAACGCATTACCTTCTTATGGTGGTAGTGTAACATTAGCGTCATCTAAAGTTAGTTATCCTAATGAATGGAAAGCTCTTGAGACCTATGTTGGTTATTCGGAAATTGGTCCATTAATGTATGGTAATAATGGTTCATATATTACGGATTTCTTTTTAGATTTTAACGTTGCGTTTACTGAGTACAATATTAAAACATTCGCACCGATTATTAAGGTATACGCGACCCAAAAATTAACAGAAACGGTTAGTAATACATCACTACCCCCGTCAACACAAAATAAAAACTCAACGGCTATCTTACAAGATGGTAATACTATTGAAATATTTTTAGGACCTGGACCAAAGAAAACTGCGGTATTGTTTGGACCGAATAATGTTTTTATTGATTCAATACCTTCAGCGTATCAACAAAACGATTTAGTATTATTTGATGAGTTGATAATATCTCATTATGGACCTTTAGGTATTCAAGAAAATCCTATAGTCTCAAAAAAAATAAGGTCAAAAAAATTAATAAAACAACCTGTCCCTAAATCGAATTTTAATGAAACTAATTTTAGGGGGTTAATGGATGATTATGTAATTTCGTCAAGTTCATTCTTAGATAAAGCATTAAATAATTTAATGTTAAGATTACAAGTCTCTTTACCGAATGTTAATAATACACCACAACAAATAGTTGATTCTGTTCTTGAAAGTTCGCAAGGTAAATTAGACCATTGGAGTAGTTTTAAATCATTAAATGATAAATGGATTGCTGGTGCTGATGTTAGTAATAAAACATTTTTTGAAGATGTGTTATTAATGGATAGGGCCAGTAGAAATATCGGTGATAAAATTATTGTTGATATCTATAAATTAAAGGCGAATTTAGATTCGTTATTTGGTGACGGGGCTAAAGGTGATATGTTGGGGTTTGTTAAAACAATATTATCGGATAATAATTTTGTTGTGATGGATTTACCCGCATATGTGAATTTTTATAACGTACAGGATGCGGTTAAAAATGCTAACCCAAGACCTGAAGGTACGTTAGAATTTGCAAATACGTTATTTGGTACTTTTATGAATGCGGATACTCGAGCATCATCCGCTAAAATGGTTTGTTTTTATGGTGGTAAAGGGAGTGAACAATTAGATATTAAAAACGTTGATTTTAAATTTAGAGACGATGCGTTTGATATTCGTAAATCTAGTGATAATCCATTATTGGAAAATCAAATGGGAAAAACGGATTGGGATAAATCGAATAAAGTGGTTGGGTTTAATGTTGATATTGGACCTCAAAATCAATCAATATTTTATGGGTTTAATGTTGGTCAACAAAATGGTAAACCAACTGCGGAATCTTTAGAGGTGGAAAATATGATGGCTAACCAAGCAAATGGTAAATCGTCGGCGACACAAAATATATCATTATTTAACATCTATAAAAATAGAAGTTATACTTGTACTATTTCTATGATGGGGAATGCGTTGATACAACCAACGATGTATTTCAATTTAAGACACGTACCAATGTTCCAAGGACCTTATATGATAACATCGGTTAATCACACAATCGGACCTGGTGTTTTTGAAACAATTATTGAAGGTATTAGACAACCGACGGCATCATTACCGAAACTTGGAAATTATATCCAATCATTAAAAACTAATTTATTGGCGTCAATTGTTGAGAAAAATAAACAAAAACAAGATGCTGACCCAATTAAAACGATGGCCAATTCAGTTGGTGGTACTTCTCAAAATCAAGCAGAAAATGCCGTGGCATCGACAAGTAAAGATGGTACTTTGGAAAATTCAAATAGTTGTTCTGAATTATTATCCGATAAGTATAAAAAATACACACCTGTTGATACACCTGAATTAACTAATGTTAACACAAAAGATTTAGTAACTAAAATAATGTCAAGAATGGTGAGTGCAAATGTTACTGATGATAATAAATTAAAATATGTTGTATTTGCGTCAATACTTTTATCAAGTAATGGTAATGGATTCTCAAATAATTTATCAGGTGTTGATTTATCAAGAGATTGGGGACCCATAGATTCTTTTGAAAAATCATATTATTGTATGAAAAGAGGTGGTACGACATTATTACCTTATGCGGTGTTTAGTTCTGTGGATAAAAACATTGATATGTTAATTTCAAGATACGAAAAAAGAATGTCTAAAGTTATAGCAAATAGTTCAGGTCAATTATCACCATCAATTGCGGAATTTTGGTTTTTAAATCGTTTACCAAACGATGGTAGTGTTCAAGTTACTGATTGGATGTCGATGAGTACGACTGATAGAGATAATATTATTGGTAAAGTTGAAAGTTCGATTAATTTATTTAACTCGGCTAATGTCTAATACTAATTTTTTTTATTATGGTGATATTTATATAGAAAGAAACTATTATGAATACGAAATTAATATTAGATAATTATTTGGGTAAAAGTACCCGTCACACCGAAAAAGATGCGGGAAATGGATTCAAAGAGGTTTGTGATTTAGATACTGGTAGTTGTTATACAATTAGAATGAAAGATGGTCTAATTGAACGAGTTGACAATACGATGAGTACAAATAAAAAAATACAAGTAGAAACACTAACAGGTGTTAAACAACTTTTAAATGGGTAACAAAACTATGAATATTGATAAAAAAATTTTAGAGGAGTTATCAAGGTTTAACTCGATTAATAAATATATTAACGAACAAGAGTTACCTCCACCTCCGGGTGACCCGGCTGCGGACCCAATGGCGGGATTAGGTGATGACCCAATGGCTGCACCACCTACTGACCCAATGGCGGCACCACCTGCAGGGGCAACACCTCCACCACCACCTTCTGCTGGCGAAGTACCACAACCTGTGGATGTGGAGGCTGACCCTGATGTTGAAAAAGTTGGTGACGAATCAGGTAAGGAAGAATTAGACATTACTGATTTAGTTAAATCACAAAAAAATGTTGAAAAACGACAAGAAGATTATTTTGAGCAATTATTTAGTCATTTAGATACTTTAGAAAGTAAATTAGGTGAAATGGATAATATTGTTAATCAATTAAATAGTCTTGAAGCTAAAGTTGATAAATATAGAGAAAAAACACCTCAAGAGAAATTAGAATTAAGAAGTTTAGATTCTGGACCATTTAATCAGAAATTAAGCGATTTTTTTATTGATAAACAAGAAGATATGGAAAAATCGGGAAAAAATGAATATGTTTTAACCAAAGATGATGTGACGGATTTTTCACCTAATGAAATACAAAAAACTTTCAGAGATTATGACGATGAAGAAGGTTTTAAAAAGAATTACTAATTAGTAACATATAATGGAAAACTACTTGTCTTAAAAAAAAGACAAGTTTTTTTTTCCAAAAAATTTGACAAAACAAAACGGCGGACTTATACTTTAATAAACAAATAAACTAAATTTTATGGCGACAAGTACATTAGATTCAGTGTTAGCTCAATACGAGAAAGCACAACAAGGAAGTTACCCTTCTAACGGGAACAAAATGAGTCAAGATGAGCGAATGAAAAAATATTTCGCAGCAATCTTGAATGATAACGAGAAACAAGGTTCTAAGAGAATAAGAATTCTCCCAACACCTGATGGTTCATCACCTTTTAAAGAAGTGTGGTTCCACGAAATGTTTATCGACGGGAAATGGATTAAGTTATATGACCCTGGTATGAACGACAATGAACGTTCACCTTTAAATGAGGTACACGAAGAGTTAACACTTGATGGTGATAAAGAACTCGCAAAAACCTACAAATCACGTAAATTTTACATCGTTAAAGTTATTGACCGTGATAAAGAGGAAGATGGTCCTAAATTTTGGAGATTTAAACATAATTACAAAAATGAAGGTATCTTAGACAAAATCATCCCAATTTGGAGAAACAAAGGTGATATTACTGAATCTGAAAAAGGTAGAGACCTTATTCTTGAAATGACTAAGGCGAAATCTAACCAAGGTAAAGGTAAAGAATACACAGTTATTCAAACTGTTATGTATGATGACCCGGCTCCGATTCACGAAGATGAACAAACTAAAAATCTTTGGGTTAATGATGAATTAACTTGGAGTGATGTTTATTCTAAAAAACCTGTTGAGTATTTGGAGGCAATTGCTCGTGGTGAGACACCTAAATGGGATAATGACCAAGGTAAGTATGTGTATGGTAATCATACATCAGGTGAGGAATCATTTGGTGGTTCAAGTCCGAAAGTGGAGAAAGAACCTAAAAAAGTACTTGTTGACCCTCAAGCTAACGATGAGGTAGACGAAGAATTACCTTTCTAAAAAGACCCTATAAATAGGTACTGATTGATAAAGTCAGTACCTTTTTTTATCCCCTTTCAATATGATTTCAGTGTTAACCTTAACGTACGGTAGGAAAAGATTATTAGAAGAATCAATTCATTCTTTTTTATTACAAAATTTTGATGAGAGTGAAATGGTTATTATTAATGATGAACCAAATGTTACATACAGATTTAATCACCCAAAAGTAAAAATTATAAATTTAAACCAACGTTTTGAAAACATTTCAAAAAAAATAGAATGGGGGTTTAAAGAATGTAAATATGATTATGTTTATCGTTTAGATGACGATGATTTATTGAGTTTAAATGGTTTAAAAAATGTCGAGAAACAAATAAATGAAAATCCTGGATATGAAATATATAGAAGGTCGAGTCATTTTTATTTTGAACATAATAACTTTATAGATTTTAAAAATAGTGTTAATAATGGTAATGTTTATTCTAAAGATTATTTAAATAGAATAACTTTCCCCGATAAGAATTTTGGTGAGGACTTAGACATTACTTTCAAGTTTAATGGACGTGTACACGAATCTATAGATACCCCAACAATGATTTATAGGTGGGGTATGTCAACTTATCATATTTCGGGGATGGATGATATACCGATTATACGACAATATGAATGGGCTGACAAATTAAAAGAAAAAAATGAAGGGATTATTGATTTAGACCCAAAATTTGACGATAATTATTATGAACAAATAAAAGAATATTATGGCTTTAAAGAAAAAAGAAATTAATTTAGATAGTATTAAAGGAAAGTTTTCTACTAAAACTAAATACAAACCTGAGAGTTTTTACAATTGTGGTGAAGCGTTTACCGAAGCGTGTGGGTTACCTGGCCCAAGTAAAGGACATATTAATATGTTTTTAGGTCACTCAAATTCGTCTAAAACAACTGCTATGATTTTGGCTGCGGCTGACGCTCAAAAACAAGGGGATTTACCTGTATTTATTATTACTGAAAGAAAATGGAATTGGGAACACGCGGTTGAATTAGGGTTAGAGGCGACTCAAAACGCTGACGGTGAGTGGGATGGACATTTCATCTTCAATGATAGTTTTGATTACATTGAACAAGCAACACAATTCGTTAATGATATTTTAGATGCTCAAGAGAAAGGTGAAATACCTTATAACGTTCAATTTTTATGGGATTCTGTGGGTTCTATACCTTGTAAGATGACTTATGATGGTAAAGGTGGTAAACAACATAATGCGGCAACATTTGCCGACAAAATAGGTATGGGTATTTCGGCGAGAATATCTAAAACTAAAAAAGAAGATGTTCCATTTTATGCCACTATGATTATAATTAATCAACCTTGGGTGGAATTACCTGACAATCCTTTTGGGCAACCTGAGATTAAGGCTAAAGGGGGTGAAGCGATATGGCTAGCATCATCATTAGTGTTTTTATTTGGTAATCAAAAGAAAGCGGGAATTAATCACATTACCGCAACTAAAAATAATAGAACGGTTGTTTACGCGACGAGAACTAAAATCTCAATATTGAAGAACCACGTTAATGGTTTATCATATAAAGATGGTAAAATATTGGCGGTCCCTCAAGGTTATATCAAAGATGATAAAACGGCGATTGAGAAATATAAAAAAGAATTTTCTGAATATTGGAATAAAAAATTAGGTGGTGATGGAGATTTTAAACTTAGTGAAGTTTTTGTACCAACGGAAGAAGAAGAATTCGAGAATTGATTGTAGAACCATTTAATGGTAAAAAATGACTAAAACCTTATTGGTTGACGGAAACAACCTTATTAAAATTGGTGTTCACGGGGTGAAAGATTTCTTTCACTCCGGAAAACACATAGGCGGTGTGTGGCATTTTATTAATACACTAAGACGATTTATTGATACTGAAAATTTTGATAAAGTCGTGGTTTTTTGGGATGGTGATGATAATTCATCAGCTCGAAAACTTTTATATCCACAATATAAAGAAAATCGAAAGACCCCTTTTGATATTACCAAACAAGATTCGATTGCCGAACAAAAAGAACGTGTTAAACAATACTTGGAAGAGTTGTTTATAAGACAGGTGTTGGTCGATAATAACGAAGCTGATGATTTGATAGCTTACTATTGTCAAATATCACCAGATGAAGACAAAACGATATTCTCAGGTGATAGAGATTTAACTCAACTTATCTCTGATAAAGTTAGAGTGTACTTACCTGATATGAAACAATACTATAAACTTGGTGATAAAATTAAGTTTAAGGAGATTGAATTACCCCACTATAACGTTAAGACTTACAAGATAATTGCGGGTGATAAATCTGACAATATTAATGGTATATATTACCTTGGGGATAAGACGTTAATTAAATTATTCCCTGAGCTACTTGACCAAGAGGTTAATTTCACCGATATTTTAGAAAAGGCCGAGATTTTACACAAAGATGATAAAGACAATAAAGTTTTACAAAATCTTTTAACGGGTAGAACAAAAAGTGGTATCTTTGGTGAAGAATTCTTTGTTATTAACGAAAAAATAGTAGATTTGTCAAACCCTTTAATTACAGAAGATGGAAAAAATATAGTTCAGGAGTATTATTCAGAAACCTTAGACCCTGATGGTCGAGGTCATAGGAATGTTATCAAATTGATGATGGAAGATGGGTTCTTCAAGTTCCTACCGAAAGGTGACAACGCTTGGGTGAATTTTTTAACACCCTTTTTAAAATTAACAAGAAAAGAAAAAAGAAAGTTTAATAAATAAAATTATGAGAGAACAACACGAATCAACAAAGTTAGAATTTTTAATGATGGTTAATGATAACATTATCGTACAACGTTTTTTTAATGTTAGAGATTTTAATCCTAATGCTAAAAATTCTACGGACCTGTATGAATTGATTAAAGATTTTAAATTTGATTTTGAACGACAATTGAAGATGAAAACGGTGACTTATATGTTAGATAACACATATGAAATTGCTAATAACCCATCAGTTTTAGATACATCATTTATTGATGGTCCTGAGTACTTCAATGTTTATATAAAACAAGGTGATGTAAATATTTTTCATCGTCAAATCGACGCTAAAATATACCCACCAAAAATAAGATACACTGTGGATGTACGCCCACACCTAAAAAACTTACTTATGTCATTAACTGACATTTTTTCATCTGAAAATTTATCACACGAATACCTAAATGTTAGTCTAGTTTCGTAATATTTATTTAAAAATCAATTTTAAAAATATGAGTTCAAATAAAAATTTCGAGTACTTAGGGAGTAGTTTCCAACTACAATTATTAAATCAAATCATCATTGATAAAGACTTTTCTAGGTCGATTATTGATGTGATTGAAGTGAATTATTTTGAGAATAAATACTTTAAACTAATCATACAGATGATTAGAGAGTATTATTCTAAATACGAACACACACCAACATTTGAAACGTTGGAACAAATTACTAAGTCGGAATTACAACAAGAAACCGCATCTAAGATTGTTATCGACACAATTAGTAAAATTAAAGACGCTCCTATTGATGGTAGTGACTTTGTTCAAGAGAAAGCGATGAAGTTCTGTAAACAACAAGAGTTACAGAAAGTAATGAATAAAGCCCAAAAAATTATTGATGGGGGTGAATTCGAAAACTATGATAAGGTAGAACAATTAGTTAGAACTGCTTTACAAGTAGGTGAAAGAGAAGATGGTATGACTAACGTATTCTCTGATTTAGAAAGTGTTTTAGACGAGGATTATAGACATCCGATACCAATGGGTATTGCTGGGTTAGATAAGCTCTTAAAAGGGGGTTTGGCTAAAGGTGAAATTGGGGTTGTATTGGCACCTACCGGTGTTGGTAAAACAACTTTGATGACAAAAATAACTAATCACGCGTTTAACTTAGGGTATAACGTATTACAATTATTCTTTGAGGATAATCCTAAAATTATTCAAAGAAAACATATAACATTGTGGACTAAAATACATCCTGATGAGTTAACAACGAGAAAAGAAGAGGTCTTACTTAAAGTTAATGAGATTAAAACAACGATGCCAAATCAGTTGATTTTAAAGAAATTACCTTCAGATACTATGACGATGTTACAAATCAAAAATCAGGTTAGAAAATTAATTGCTGATGGAATTAAAATTGATATGATTTCTTTAGATTATATTGATTGTGTGTTACCTGATAGAAATTTAGGTGATGAGTGGAAATCTGAAGGTTCGGTGATGAGAGCATTTGAGGCAATGTGTCACGAATTAAACTTGGTAGGTTGGACGGCAACCCAAGGTAATAGAAGTTCAATCTCTGCGGAAGTTGTAACTACAGACCAAATGGGTGGTTCTATTAAGAAAGCACAAGTTGGTCACGTAATTATCTCGGTGGCTAAGACATTACAACAAAAAGAAATGAAATTAGCAACAATTGCGATTACTAAATCACGTATTGGTGATGATGGGGTTGTATTTGAAAATTGTAAGTTTGATAATGGGATGATTGATATTGATACTGAAACTTCAGTAACATTCTTGGGTCTTGAAGAACAAAACGAACAAAAACAACGTGATAAAGTACGTGAGTTGTTAGATAAACGAAAAGAGAGAGAAGAACAAAAAAAGAAAAACGATAAATAATTATGGAATACTTATTAGCGCCAAACCCCGACAGATTTGTCGTATTTCCAATACAATACCACGATATTTGGGAATTCTATACGAACCATAAAGCAGCGTTTTGGACGGCTGAGGAATTTGATTTAAGTGAAGATATTAGAGATTGGGAGAATTTATCTGACAATGAAAGATACTTCATTAAGAATATCTTAGCGTTCTTTGCGGCTTCGGATGGTATTGTAAATGAAAATATCGCAGAAAATTTTGCGAGGGAAGTACAAATCCCTGAAGCTAAGTTTTTCTACGGGTTTCAAGTTATGATGGAAAATGAACATTCATTAACTTACTCATTATTAATTGATACTTACATTTCAGATAGTAAAGATAAAGACGATTGTTTTCACGCAATTGATAGATTACCGGCAGTTCAAAAGAAAGCTAAATGGGCGTTGGATTGGATAGATAACGCATCGTTTCAAGAAAGATTAATCGCTTTTGTTGCGGTTGAAGGAATATTTTTTTCAGGTTCATTTTGTTCGATATTTTGGTTAAAATCAAGAGGTATTATGCAGGGTTTATGTGATGCTAATTCCTTAATCTTTAAAGACGAAAATCTTCATTGTGACTTCGCTATTCACTTATTAAACAAACATATTGTTGACAGACCAAGTGAAAAACGTATCAAAGAAATTTTACTTTCGGCTTTGGAAATTGAGTTAGAATTTGTAACAGAATCTTTACCTGTTTCATTGATTGGTATGAACCAAAACCTAATGAAACAATATTTAGAATTTGTAGTGGATGGTCTTTTATATAAGTTAGGTTGTAGTAAAGAATTCAATGTTGAACAACCTTTCAAATTTATGGAACAGATTGCGGTAGAAACTAAAGGGAATTTCTTTGAGAATAGAACCCTTGAATACCAAAAAGCGAAGTTGAATGAGACAATTTCGTTCACTGACGAGTTTTAATAAAATATTATAAACATTATGATGTCATTAAAAATTAAAAAAAGAAACGGGGAGAAACAATCATTTAACCCCCAAAAAATTTACAATAGAGTTAAAAAGGCCGCGAAAGGTCTTAACGTTAACTTTGATGAGATATTCATTAAAGTAACGACTTCTCTACCAACTGAGGGGTTTATCACAACTAAAGAGTTGGATAAATTGGTGTATGAAATTGCTTCATCATACACAGGTAGTCATCACGATTACTCAAGATTAGCATCTTCTGTCGCTATTTCGGCGTATCATAAAGACACAATTGAAAGTTTTTCTGAAACTATGCACGTATTACACACGGAAGGTGTTATACACGATAATTTGATGAGTGTTATTGAGAAATACGGGCCAAGTAATATTGATTCGTTAATTAATCACGAAAATGATTATAACTTCGATTTTTTCGCTTGGAAAGCATTACAGGAAATGTATTTGTTGAAATTACCTAATGGTAAGGCAATTGAGAGACCCCAACATATGTATATGAGGATTGCGTTATGGGTAACAGATTCTTTTGAAGAGGCAGTTGATTACTACAAATCATTGTCAGAACAAAGAATCTCTAAAGCAACGCCAATTATGATTAACTCAGGAACATTAATTCCTCAGTTAGCGTCTTGTGTATTACATTACAACAATTCCGATTCAAGACAAGGATTATTAGGTACATTGAATGATATCTCAACTTATTCTTCTGACGCTGCGGGTATTGGATTATGTATGTCAAATCAAAGAAGTAAAGAAAGTCGTATTACAACTTCAGGTGGATTTGCGGGTGGATTGTTAAAGTATCTTAAAATTGTTAACGAATCGTTAAGATTCTTTAATCAACAAGGTAGAAGACCTGGTAGTGCGGCTATCTACATCGAACCTTGGCACAAAGATATTTTTGACTTATTAGATATCAAAAAGAATACGGGTAAAGATGAGTTAAGAGCGAGAGATTTGTTCACGGCATTATGGATTCCTGATAACTTTATGCACGCAGTTAAAAATAACTCTGATTGGTATTTGTTCTGTCCTAATGATATTAAGAAGGCCGGTCTAAAACCATTACAAGAGTCTTATGGTCAAGAATATGAAGAAACTTATGCAAAAGCGGTTGAGTTAGGTCTTGGTAAAAAAGTAAGTGCAACTGAAGTTTGGACTAAAATTATTGAATCCCAAATTGAAACAGGTGTCCCTTATTTATGTTCTAAAGACAATGCAAATAAAAAGACTAATCATCAAAATATTGGTGTTATTCGTCAATCTAACTTATGTGCTGAGATATTCCAATATACTGATGAGGACACAACAGCGATTTGTACGTTATCTTCTATGGTATTGAAAAACTTCATTATTGATGGTAAATTCGACTTCAAATTGTTATTTGATGAGGTTAGAAAAGTAACAAGAACGTTAAATAAAGTTATTAAAATTAATAGTTATTCAACTAGTAAAGGTGTTAAAGGTGGTTTAGAACAAAGAGCAATTGCTATTGGTGTTCAGGGATTGGCTGACGTATTTTATTTAATGGACTACGTATTCACTTCTGATGAGGCGAGAAAATTAAATAAAGAAATATTTGAAACGATTTATTTTGCGGCTATTACTGAAAGTAATCAATTGTGTATTGAGGAAAAATACGAACCATATAAATTCTTTGAAGGTTCACCAATGTCAAAAGGAACGTTCCAATTTGATATGTGGGGTTTAACTGAAGATAATTTATCGGGTATGTGGGATTGGAACTCATTAAAAGAAAGTGTTTCGTTACACGGAATTTGTAACTCGTTATTTACTGCTCAGATGCCTGTTGCGTCTTCAGCAAAAATAACAGGTTCATTTGAAATGACGGAACCCGCTCATTCGGCGTTGTTTAATAGACGTGTTGTAGGTGGAGAGATTTTGATAGTAAATAAATATTTAATCCAAGATTTTGAGAAAATTGGTATTTGGTGTGAAGATTTGAAAAATGATATCATTATAAATGAGGGTTCAATTCAAAACATTAACTTCAACAATTATCTTGATGTTGAGGATAAACACTACAACAAAAAAGTAACACGTATTGAACACTTAATGGTGAAATATAAAACAATTTGGGAAATATCACAAAGAGAATTGATTGATATGGCGGCTGAAAGGGCTCCTTTTATTGACCAATCACAATCAATGAATGTTTATATGGGTAACCCAACATTGTCAAAAATAACCTCATCACACTTCCACGGATGGGAGAAAGGGTTGAAAACATTAAGTTATTATATCCGAACTAAAGCAATTTCAACAGGGGCTAAACACTTGGCGGTTGATATGTCAAGACGAGATAAACCTGTTAATGAAAAACCAATTGTTAATGTCGCACCACCAAAACCTGCGGATTCTGAATTCGAATGTTTTGGATGTTCTTCATAATAAATCGTAAAATTTAAAAACTCTCGGCATTGTCGGGAGTTTTTTATTTTATAACGATATACAAAAAATTTATTACCACATTATATTTATGTTATATGGCGAACGGAATAACATATGGTATTAATTTCCCTTTTAGGGATTCTTACGATGGTAAGTATTTAGATTTATCTGAAAGTAATCAGGAAGAAATACGTACTAATTTGATACATCTTTTACTTACAAGAAAAGGTACTAGATATTATTTACCCGATTTTGGGTCGAGATTATACGAATATATATTTGAACCAATGGATGGTCCGACATATTCTGAAATTGAATCAGAAATAAGGGATTCTGTTAAAGAATATATTCCGGGGATAACTATAACTAATATTTCGGTAACTGCTGCGTCTGACGCTGAAGAAGATATGGGTAGTTATGTTAATGGCAATGATGAAAGGGTATTTAGAGTACCAGGAATTGGAACCAAAGAACATACCGCAAAAATTAAAATTGATTACTTGTTAAATGACGATGCGTTCAGTTCAAGTGATTTTGTAATTATAAATTTATAATATGGCTAATAAGAAAATTTCGTATACAACGAGGGATTTCCAATCAATAAGAACTGAGTTAATTAACTTTACAAGGACTTATTATCCCGATTTAATTAGTAACGTTAATGACGCTGCGGTGTTCTCCGTGTTATTGGATTTAAATGCTGCGGTAACTGATAACTTACAATTTAACATTGATAGAAGTATTCAGGAAACGGTGTTACAATATGCTCAACAAAGGTCTTCAATATATAATATTGCGAGAACTTATGGTTTAAAAGTACCGGGTCAAAGACCTTCAGTTGCGTTAGTTGATTTATCAATTACGGTGCCGGCTTATGGTGATAAAGAAGATTTAAGGTATTGTGGTCTATTAAGACGTGGTTCTCAAGTTAATGGTGCTGGTCAAGTATTTGAAACGGTTTACGATATTGATTTTGCGTCACCTATAAATGGTGATGGATTCCCAAATAGATTAAAAGTACCTAATTTTGATTCAAATAATAAATTAATTAATTATACCATTACTAAACGAGAAACCGTTGTTAATGGTGTTACAAAAGTATTTAAAAAAGTTATAACACCAAATGATGTTAAACCTTTTTATGAAACATTTTTACCTGAAAAAAATGTGTTAGGTATAACTAGCGTCTTACTTAAAGATGGTACACAATATGGTAATGTCCCTTCGAATAGTGAATTTTTAGGTTTAGAAAATAGATGGTACGAAGTTAGAGCGTTAGCTGAGGATAGAGTGTTTGTTGAGGACCCTACAAAGGTGTCTGATAGTCCCGGACTTAAAGTTGGGAGATATCTATCAACAAGTGATAAATTTATCACAGAATACACCCCTGAAGGTTTCCTTAAAATGACTTTTGGTGGTGGTAGTCAATCTGCCGATGAACAACTTAGAGAATTTGCCAAAAATGGTATGAATTTGAATTTGTATAAGTATTCTAACAATTTAGCGTTAGGTAGTACGTTAAAGGCTAATACAACGTTATTTGTTCAATATAGAATAGGTGGGGGAACATCTAGTAATTTAGGTGTTAATGTTATCACTCAAATAGGGACTGTTTCTTTCTTTGTGAACGGACCTTCAGAGTCTATAAACACAACTGTTGTTAATTCATTAAGATGTACCAACGTAACTGCGGCAATTGGTGGGGCGGATTTCCCGACAATTGAGGAGGTAAGAAATTTAGTATCATTTAACTTTTCAGCTCAAAATAGAGCGGTGACGGTTAATGACTATGATTCGTTAATTAGAACAATGCCTTCACAATTTGGAGCACCGGCTAAAGTGGCGATTACTGAAGAAAATAATAAGATTATTATCAAGATGTTATCTTATGATGAGTCGGGTAAATTAACTGAAATAATCTCAGAGACTTTAAAAAGTAATGTGGCGAATTATTTATCAAATTATCGAATGATGAATGATTATATCTCAATTCAGACGGCTAACGTGATTGACTTAGGGTTTACAATTGATGTTGTTTTAAGTAGTAGTCAAAACCAAGGGTCCGTTATATCTCAAATTATAACAATAATCTCAAATTATTTTGAACCTGGTAATTTACAAATGGGTCAGGATATTATAATCTCAGAACTTAGAAGATTAATACAAACACAAAATGGGGTGGTTTCAATTTCAGATATTAAAGTATTCAATAAAGTTGGTGGACAATATTCGTCATCACAAACGTCACAACCATATTCAGATTCTCAGACAAGAGAAATCAAGTTGATTGATGATACCATATTTGCTCAACCAAGTCAATCCTACCAAATTAGATATCCAAGTAAAGATATTAACGTTAGAGTTAAAAATCTTACAACGACTAAATTCACTTGATGATTTATTTTGAATTATAATCATTTATATTTTAAAAATAGCAGATAAACTATTTATTTTAAAAGAATTAAATGTCGAATTCATACAGAATAAGAACAACACCAGGAGTTGACAAATCAATTAGAGTCAGAATTGACCAAGATTTTGAATACCTTGAGATTTTATCGTTAAAATTATTACAAAGTCAAGTTTATACTCGAAAATGTACGGATTATGGTGTCATAGTTGGTCGTGTTAGTGTTAACAATGGTTTTGGAATACCTAACGCTAAAGTTTCAATTTTCATACCATTATCATCTGATGATGAGATTAATAAACCGATATTAGCTGATTTATATCCGTATAAGACATTAAGTCAAGTTAATGATGTCGGGTATAGGTATAACTTATTACCAACAGAACAATCTTATAGTAATCACGTCCCTACGGGTTCATTCTTCACTAAAAATGAAGTATTAACAAACTCAACTAAAATTGAGATTTATGACAAGTATTTTAAATACAACGCCGTAACCAATGAAAGTGGGGATTATATGATTTTTGGTGTACCCGTCGGTTCACAAACAATCGTTGTTAATGTTGATTTGTCAGATATTGGGGAATTTTCATTATCGCCTCAAGATATGATTCGAATGGGTATTGCTACTCCGGTACAAGTTAATGGTACTAAATTTAAATCGTCAACAAATATTAATGAATTACCTCAAATTATAACCATTAATCGAACATTAGAGGTTGAACCATTATGGGGTGATGAATCGACGTGTAGTTTAGGTATAACAAGGACTGACTTTGATTTGTCGTCCGAGAAAAATGTTAATATACAACCAACCTCAATATTTATGGGGTCAATGATATCTTCAAATGAAGACCAAGCGTTAAAACTTAAATGTAAACCAGCGTTAAAATCAGGACAATTATGTAGTTTGATTTCAGGGCCGGGACAAATCCAAGCGATAAGACAAACAATATATACGGATACCAAAGGTAGACCGGCGTTAGAAGTTGCCGATTTTGAAGAGGGTGGACAAGTTATTGATGATAATGGTACTTGGATGTTTGATGTACCAATGAATCTTGATTATGTTGTAACTAATGAATTTGGTGAACAAGTAATTTCTAAAGACCCTAAAAAAGGTATCCCAACCAAAGGTAAGTACCGATTTAAGATTGTGTGGAATCAACCACCAAGTTTAGGGGAAAGAGTTAAAAGGGCGAGTTTTTTAGTCCCAAATATTAAAGAGTATGGGTGGGCAACGGCTGATGGTACAGACCCATTAACGGGTAAAAAAGTTAATCTCTCAACAGGTTTTGGGAATGGTGATAACCCTTGTACTTATTCAAGTACGGTTCCAACAACAAATAATGGTAGAGCTGCTAAGGCATCATACGCCTTTAGTCTTGATTGGGATGATTACGGTGAAAAAGACGCTGCGGGGGTTTTAACAACAACCGGTGAAAAAATGGTTTTGGAGGGTATTAATTGTCAAGATAGGTTTTATGAGATGCAATACAATAAAGTATTTACCGTTTCTCAATTAATTAGTGAATATCGTAAAGGGTCGTTAAATAATAGGATAGTGGCTATTAAAAATATTCTTGATGATACTTGTGAGTCAACAAATAATAAATTCCCCTCTAATGATGGGATGTATAGATTAGATATTATTTTCTTATTATTCCAATTTCTAATGTTGATAGCGTATCCGTTATTATATTTTATAATCTTTTTATCTCACTTATTCTTTTGGATTTTATGTAATATTATAAAACCAATTATTACGGTAATACGTGATAGTATTTGTCGTATGTCGAAAAAGGAACTCCTTGACTTTTTAGTACCAACTTGTGAAAAACTAGATGGGACGGTTAAGGATATGGAGGACAAATGTCAAAACACTTTTTTAAAACTACCTAATATAACGTATCCTGATTGTGAGTTATGTTCTTGTGACCCACAAGAACCTATTGCGGGTAAGGCGGAACCTGGTAGTGCTTTAGAGAACGCTCAAACATCTAATAGTTCTTTTGGTGATATAGTGAATTATGGTTCGTTTAAAGGTCCTTATAGTGAAGGTAGTGGTACTTGGATTGGTGGTATGTCAGGTGTTTTTAGTCGGGGTAGGATTTTTGACACTTCGATAATTACAGGTGTTGAGGCCCAAAACCCTTTGTCTTTATCCGCTAAAGGAACTCCTGAAGATTTGAAAAAGGAAGGGTGTATATTAGGTTGTGTTCGTACATTCTCAACTGATTTACCGTGGCACGAACGTTTTAATTTATTTAATACTAAAGCAAAATATTTTGATGATAGTTCAAGTAATCCTGGAGGTGGGGTTAATCAAATTGCTGCTAGATTTAATCTTGATATGAATGGTGGTTCCTTGCCATCAACCCCAAATAGTCTTACAGGTACTAAATATCACTTAGATAATGTTATCGCGGTGTTAGTTGATGCGTCTGATTCGGGTAAATTCCCACAGGGTACTTTATTAACTTTTGTTGACCCTACGTTATCTAAGGATGTTAATCTAACAAACGTTTTTCCGGCTAATGATTTTGGTACTAATAGTATTTTAGGTAAAAATATTGGAGTCCCATATTTAGGTGACCCTAAAATTAATTATATTCAAAAAGTTGTTACTTATGCGAATCCTAATGGTACTAATACTAGTAACCCAACTGTTACTTATGATATAACGGGTTCTTCTGAAACTACGTACCATAAATTTGCAATCGACTTAGAGTATTGTCAAGTAATTGAGAATGTTTCAGTGTCACAATATTTAGCGACGGTGAATTCTAAAACACCTGACTTACCAAACTCATTTTATACGAGAGTATTAAATGGTGGTTATCGTATTATTAATACAGATGATAATTTTAGTAAGAAAATTGACTTTATTGTTGGGTCAGGGATAAACTCAGGAGGAGGAACTCCTGGTCCGATTAGATGGTATTATAATAAATCTGACGATTTAAGGGTGGTTTTTATGGTTAGAGGTGTTGACCCTAATTCACCTATAACTAACATATCATACGATTTAAGTAAATTATATGGTAAAAAGGATTTTGGGTATGTTATTAAAGATGTAAAGGGTAGAATGAACATCCCAATTCAGGGTGGGTTTACTTGTGTTGACCATAGAGTTACCAATAGTACATCGTTCTATCACGAATCTTTTATGTGGGGACCGAGTGTGACTTCACCTGGTGTTCCTGCTGGAATTAATCCTGTTAATCAGTCACCTTATGTTCCTAACACTGCGGACCCTAATTATCGACCTGTAAATTGGGGGTGTTTTACACCATTCTCAACAAAAAATCATTTATTTTATTCAAAAATTGATGGTGCGGACGCTTCGTATTTAAATGGTTTGGTGAATGTTGCGGGACAACCATCAGGCGCTTGGTTGGTTGATGGGGGTTCGTCATTAACGGTCAATAGTGATGATAATTTGGCGGATTTCGGGTCGTTTACTAATGGATATGGTCTTTATTATTTTGAACAAGGATTAAATTGTCCTAAACTTGATAAAAATTTACCCACAAGTGATGATGGTACTAACGCTCAAGCTATAAACCTTAAACATAACCGAGGTTATTTCGATAATGAGATATTAGATGGTGGTAATGTTGGTTTACTGAGAACGGGTAACTTAAATTTTTGTGAATTTAGTTTGGGGGATATTAATCATCAATCACTTTATGTTTCAATAACATATAAAAGTGATGGGTATTCGACAGATATGAATATTTCATTGGGGTCTAATAGTAGACAAATAGTTATGAGGTCGGACAGATTACCGTCTTCATCTAATGAAGAATTCGGGCCGGGTAATATTAGTTATACTTTGATGGGGAACAATAATTTTGGGTTTTTTATCATATCAAATGATGGTAGTGTAACATCATTATCTACAATATCAACTGTTGATGGTGTTGGTGGTTCTGCTGATAGTTTACTTGCGAATGCTGAAGTTAGTTGTGGTGGTGATTTATTAAGTACGTTTTCTTGTGAAAATTTAGTACCACTTAGATGTTATTATTATGATACACCTAAACAACGAATGAATTTTTGGCCAAGACCTGTACCGATATCGAATAGTGGTGGGGAGGCTTGCTATAGTAATGAACAATCAGGAGCTAGTGATTATGGTCCACAACCTAAAACAATTTTACAGGGTGGTTGTTATCTGTTAGTTACTGTCCCATTTAAAACGTTAAAGTTAGATTTATTTACTCTATTACCGGAATGGAGAGCAAGAACTTTGGTATCGTTTGCAGCTTGTCGAAATGTGTTCGCACATTATTTTACAAATAATTGGGTTAATGGTACATTATTTGCTTTTGCTTTCACTAATTCAAGAAGATTTACTCCGGCATCGACAACACCTATAGCTGATGCAAATAAACCTTATAATTGTTATTGTAAAAACAATATTTTTTTTAACCAAGATAGTAATAATTTTTATTATAGAGTAACACCTTATAATAATACAAATGATTCGTATGTTGGTAGATTAAACCCTGTGAATTGGTTGACTAAAAACACATTTGGAGGTAATCGTAAAAATTTAATGTATCCGACAACTGTGATGGATTTAGGTCCTAGAGATATTTACACACAAGAGATTGTATTTTCTAATGATTATGATGGGTATGTTATGAAAAACTTAAATACTAGTAGTTTCCAAGATGTGTCGGACTTATTAAATACCTTTATTATTTCAAGATTAACAAATCGAAGTTTTTTAAGTAAGTTAATTGCTACACCATCAATTAAAAAGTTCTTTAGTCGTGAAAATCTAAAAATAGATGGAGATTATGCTCAATTATTGTCAATCAATTCTGAAATAGGAACCGTTGGGTTTAGTGATGAAAATTATGATAGTTGTGATTTATTTTATAATGGTGGAACAATTGATAATGGTGTTTTTGGGGTGTATTTTTCGTCAATCACCCAAGTTAGAGATTATTTAACACCTAAACGAAATATAATCAATGAAGACGCACCAATAACATTGAGTGATTGTGCTTTTGAGGCGATTAAAGTTAAAACTCAGGTCGTTCCATTTTATCAATGGTTTATTAAGCCAAATACTGGTGAGGATAAAGATTTTACATCAGGGGGTTCATTATATGGTGCAGGTCCTACTGATAGTATTTTTGGTAGTCAATTTAACGATTGGAGTACTGAACCATATTCGGGTACTAGTTTTTTTAATTATGGTTATCAAAATTTAGATAGGTTGTTGAGAAATTCACGATATTTTAGAACAAACGGAAGTTCGGTGACAAAATATTATCGAGGGAATATTTATTCAGTTGATAATAGTTTAATACAATCTGCTGACCTCCAATATTGGGATAAAAATTCAGCACCTGATAGTAATGTCCCTCAAGCGGAAAGAGTTGTAAATACAGGAGCTCCATATCACTTTTATTTTGGGTTAAATATTGGGAAATCCGCTTTTGATAGGTTTACTAAAAAATGGATTGATACTGAAGTTACTACTGATTAATTATGGGAAATAGAAATGATAATATAGTTGTTTTGGGGTCGTTACGTTATAAGTCGGCCCCTGAAACAACGTTAGGTTTTCAGATACCGCTTATTCAAACGGTTAAAGAGAATGTTGAGTTTGATAGAAATATAAATATTAGTTTAGCTCAGGTTTTTGACGATGAAAGACAAAGGTCGACAATCTTTAGACCTGTTGCTAAGTTTTCGATTTTATTTAAAAACTCATATACGGGAACTACGAATTATACCCCATTAGAAAATAATTTATATTACGTTAAAGCAGCTGAATATGCGAAAAAACAATGTAATCCTGCTACGGGACCTGGTGCGGTTGCTTGGGGTGGTTTTCCTCAATATAACGAGTTTGATTTTATACGTAATGATTACAATGTTGTGGGGTATACACAAGCACCTAACAATCATTTAACTTTTATCAGTAAAAGTGCGTCAACCTATAATTGGAATCATTTTATGAGTTATCCATTTAGGAATAACTATATAAAACCAATGAGACATACTAATGCTACGACATCCCAAATTATAAATTGGAGGTCAGGTGATGGTTTACCTTTTGTCGTGAAAAATATGACTGAAGGGGGTAACAAAATCGTTAGTTTTAAAAGTCCTGTTAAACACGGACTTTCTGTCGGGGAATTTGTTGAATTGAGTATTAGTTATAATACTAATAAATATTTTGAGGTTTATTCATTGGGTGATGGGACCTCAAATAGTAAAGAATATGTTTTTAACATTTTTAACTATGGTTTTGTTGGGGCAACTTTCAGTAATTCAGTGACAGGAACATTTAAACGTGTGTTAAATCTTGATAATCCTTCGGATACAACATCAGAATATTATGTAAAAGAACTCAAAATATTGTCTGACCCGATTGATTCTGTGTTAAGTAAAACAGGGTTTGAACAAAATATTTTCGGTAAAACTAAAAAATACGAAAGTAGTGGATTAACCCCAAACCATATAGCTAGAGTTTCCGTTAAAGAAGGTTCTCAATCTTATACGTTATCATTTAACAATGATTTTGATATCTCACCATTAAGAGATAATCAAAAAAGGCCAATAACTGAACTTTTTTTTAATGTTATTTGGAAAGGTTATTTTGGGTTGATGTTTGGTAATACTAGTGGTTTACAACAAGGTTATGAGTATAATTTACCGTTAATTGCTAATTCTCCTGATTCTTGGTGGGCGAACACAAATAATGATTCTAAAACGGGATTTCCTAATGGGATTTATAATAATACGTCAGGAGGTTTCGGGTATTCTTTTTATTATACGGAATCTTTGAAAAAAGGTGACATTATTGATGGGGATTATTGTGAGTGGAATAGTTATGAACAAAAGGAACGTGTCGTCTCAACGTTATATCATAAATTTAAATATAATCCATTAGTTTTCGATATTAGAACAAGTTCCTTAGTAAGTAATAATAACTTATTTGGTTTTTATTATCAACCTAGTCATAAGTTAACGATTAGGGAGTATTCGGATTATATTGAAAATGGTGACCCTTCAAATGTGGTTGATATCCCTGATTATGCTCATTATTCAACGACTGAGAAATCATTTATTTGGCGAGATATTTATTCTTATGGTTTTATAGATAACGATAAGTTAGGCGTTGATTATCAATTTTTAAATGGTTCTCATTATCCATTTCGTAATGTAATTTTTAGAATAATACCTGAAGGTAGCAACTTTGTTAGCGATGACATAATCCAAGACCCAACAACTGATGACTGTGAGTGATAAATTTAGATTTACAATACCGACCAAAGATACTTATCTTAATTTGCCTTTAGAAATAAAGTGGGATTTTTATGGTCGTGATGATAGTATTGAATTATATGAAGAAGATGTAATAAAAGAAATTATTGGAAGTCCTAAAGACTTTGAAATTATTCGTTTTTCTCACGAACCATTTAATAATGGTAATAGTACTGATGTTAATTATGAATTTAATTTCTTCAACAATTTACCATCTGCGAATCCTAACGTGATAACATCAGGACCAACTAGTTGGGGTCCAACATATTTGAATGAGGGGTTTACGGCCGACCAAATTTATTATTATGAGAACTCTTTTACTAAATCATTTTTCAAATTGGATTTTTATGATACGGATGATGTTAATACCCAAACATTATATTTTACGGTTATAATACCGGTACAACAAGGTGGATTCGAATCGGCGTCAATTTCACCATTAATACCGAATGTTAATATTCATATCCCAACGTTTAAACTTGACTTTGTTGGGGATAAAGAGGGGTTTTTTATTTATTGGTTGAGAAAAAAAGATTTTATTGATTTGAGTACCTTTTATATGTCGGCTAAGTTTTTTAATGCTAGACTTGGTGGGTTCCTTAAAATGATGAATACTCCACAATCAAGTTTACCTGATAAATTCATCTTTGACGCCAGAAAATATTTTTATTATAAAGTCACTTTGGATTATAATAAGTTCACTTACTCTATTTATGATGTAGTGGGAAGTAGAGTAGGAACGACAAGTTCCATAAAATGGTATGAATATATTAACCCATAATGGAAGATAGAATATTTTATTATAAAATATCACCTGAAGTGATTAGTGGTGATATTTTTAGTGTGAATTTTACTGGTGATAGTGAAACGACAAACGCTGAGGTGATTTATTGTTGTGACATATTTACAAGTGCCGTTACTAAGTTTTTTACGGGTCAAACATATGTTTATTCATCAATGACTGAAATTGTTTCGGGGGGTACAAATGGTAATTCGTTATTAACAGGTTTAACAATACCAATTTTTATTACGGAAAATACGATAGATATTGGTTATTATTCGGCATTTGACGGGATGGTAACACAAAAAGACGTTATTACTAATTTTATTTTTTCCTCAACAACTCTAAGTCCCAACACATATAACTTCTATAATACTTCAGATACTGAATTTAAAAAATATTTGGAGTTTAGTACTTATAAAGTCGATTGGGGTGATGGTTCCCCTGCGACAACAATTTTGTCGACAAGTCCTAATTTTTATAGTCATACTTATACCCAAACGGGTACGTTTACGATAACAATGTCAGGAATGAGCCCTTGGGGGGTTAATTTGGTTAAAAAAGATGTTACAGTACCATACACCAATGTGTTAATTCAAAACCCTAAAGGAACCGCATATTTTTACCCATCGGGTGGTAATTGGTCGGGGACACCATTAATGTATGATTATATATTCAGTGGGGACTCTATTTGTGATGTTGACGTTCAAACTAGTGACAATTACACAACTATACCGATAATTGTATCAGGGTATACCAATTCAACGATGAATGACTTGGAACAATATGGTAGTAAACATAATCCATTATTGTTTGATGGTAGGTTTAAAAAAGGGGTTCAAGTGACAGGGGATTCTGAAAGTGTCGGAACATTTTGGGGGCCATCAAATAATGGGTTATACACTTCATATACAATTAATAATATTAGTTATTTCGATTATATAGATGGGACCACAATATTTTCAGCGTCAACGTCGGGTTTAACGTCTGATATGATAGTTTGTACCGCAATTACAAAAAATGAGGTATTATTAAATGTAATTGACGACGCAGAAGTGCAATCTGATGTATTTATAGAAAGAGGAAAACAATCAGGTTTGGAGTCAATTATCCGACTTGGTGAAGTAGATAATGTCGGTGACCTTTTAAAATATGGTTATGGATTTTTTAAAGTAATAGAGATATAAAATGGCAACAGGAACATATGGAACGGTAAGACCGGCAGACGTATCACCTTCAGATGTTGAGATAATTTTGAATTATACACCATCAAGGGATGATACTGACAATTTTTTATTAACAACATTGGACGCAAAAGCGGTACTTAAACCGTATTTTCATAATGCGACGACGGCTGCTGCGACAGGTGCTAACGCTAATGTTGAGATTTTAGGTGGTTTATATAATTTAAAATTACCAGCGGACCAATTTAATAAGATTGGGATTTATACGTTATTTATCAGACCCGCACAAATTAGAACTAAAATATTGGATTGTGGTGTGTTATCATCATTACCTAATGTGAAAGGGTTAGTTTTTGATTTAACTGACGTTCCTTCGGAGTATAAAAATAAATTTGTCAGTCAAGGATTAGTTGGGTTTAGAATTGAGTATTTAAATTCTGATGGTACTAAAATACCGAATTTCTTTAGGTTAATTACCTCAACATTTTTCTGTGAACCCGTTGTTCAAAATTTAACAAATAGTTCTCAAAAGGCGATTAGATATAGATACACTGAAAATAATACAAACTTAATGTTTTGTACGGTGTCACCTTCTTCTTCACCGACAAACAAACCAAATGCCACACCTTATATTGGTCAACCAAATCAAAAGGTTATTATCACAAACACTTTCTTCAATCCGATGACATTGGATATTGAGATTGCGGAACACGATTTTTCAACATTGGCAATAGCCTTATTTGGTAATCAAACCAAATCTATGGATGATGGTGTTTATACTATGTATGACACTAATGATAACATCTATAGACAATATAATTTATATGAGGTTAGAGACCAATATAACCACTTGTTATATGAAGTTAGACAAGATAGAGGTGATAATATTGATTTTAGTAAAAACTTTACAAACATAACACAATAATGGCGATTAAAAAATATACCTGTCCCCCAACACCGGCAACAGGCGCTGGTACATTCTCTGATGATTTAGTTGGTTTCCAATTAGTACAGGGTGGTGGGTTAACGCAAGGGAATTTCAATTTTGTTGAGTCAATCACTGAGAAATCTAATAGAACTTTTAACACCGGAACATTTTCAGAACCAATTAGTTTAGAGGGGTTGGGGATTGAAAGTGTTTCACAATCAAAGACAATATTTGAGAAAAACTTCCAAGTTTATCCAAATTTTGATTTAAGTGAAGTTTCGAACTTTACATTATATGGTTCATTGACGAAGAGAATGTCGGTGTCAATTCAAAATATTATTAGTTTTTTTCCTGCGGCTTTAGAGTCAACATTTGTTGGTATTAATTATGAAACAGGAGCAACTGCGTACAATATCACTTATGATATGATTAATGATGTTACGAAGTTTGATTTACAAATTGAAAGATTACGTAATCAATTTGATATTGATTTTAGTGATAATTCAACACGAAACTTAGAATTAAGAGAGATACCTGTATCACCATTACGAAATTTATCCGTAGAATATGCTCGATACGCATTATATTATAATAATGAGGTTTATGATTTATCGTTTGTTGTACCAACAACGTCTTTAGTTAATGGTGTCTTAACAATATCGGTATATGGTAATCCATTTTCCGGTAAAACTGAAGTTTTTGAAACTTTATATGTTAGACCAAATGATTACGAGGTTAGTAAAGTGTTTAATGAAGAATTTGATGAGGTTGAAAAATTCTTATTGAATAGGTCTTCAACACCAATATATACTTGTATTTTTAAAACACCAAAAGAGGATGATGATGGTACTTTTTATACTTACTCACAAAAAATTACTTGGCCATTAAATGGTGTTTGGAATATAGATATTTTAACGGCCTCTTTTACTCGTTATTTAGAATTATTAAATGAGGTTGCGGAATCGTTAGATTTGTACAAAACAAATTTAATATCGAGATTTTTAACAACAGGTGCTTTAAAAGAGTTTGATACTATAGGTCAAAAAACTGAAAAAACATTGCAAATTTATGGTAGAAGTTTTGATGAAACGAAAAAATTTATAGATGCGTTAGCGTATATGAATTCTGTTAACTATAATGTTAGTAATGATATTCCATCACAATTACTTAAAAATTTAGCACAAACATTAGGGTGGGATACAAATATGTCACCAATTACTAATGATAATTTTTTAAGTTCTGTGTTTGGTGAAAAAAATCACGATAAATCACAATTTACAGGGGTTGGTACTGCAACAACACCTGATGAGTTAAATTACCAATATTTTAGAAATTTAATATTAAATTCTGCTTATTTATTTAAATCTAAAGGAACTAGAAAATCGGTTGAAATATTAATGAGATTGGTTGGCGCTCCTGATGCTTTAGTTGAGTTTAATGAACACGTTTATTTAGCGGACCAAGTAATTAATTTAAGTCAATTTAACGTCCAATATGGGAATATTTCTGGTGGTACTTATGTTAGTCAAACACCAAAATTGGACACTAATAATGTGTATACCTTTTTAGGCGTACAATATACGGGATTCACTACTGATACGACAATAAAAGATGTTAATATTGGTAGAAGTGAATTCCCAATGGATGATAATGGTTATCCGATGGCACCTGATGATAGTGAAAGTTATTTTTTCCAATTAGGTAGTGGGTGGTTTGAACAGACTCCAAGTCATAGAGCTCCTGAACAAGTTAATATTACTAATAGTACTTTTGTGGGGCCAAACCCTAATTTCCAAACTTATTTAAAACCATATGCTTATGGTCAAGATTATTTAGATAGATTTAGACAATTCCCATTTATGGCGTTAGGTTATAACTTAACCCAAACTGTTGATAATAATAAGAGTTGGGTCGATACTGAAGTTGGTTTAAGGAATAATTTGGATGGTGGTTATAATGCCAAATATTTCGTTAACGATGAGAGATTGGTTCTTAATGTAAAAAATATTGATTTATTTTTAAATCCAGGTCAAGGGTTATTGTATGACGTATGGAGTATGTCGAGAGAATATAACTATCCAATACCGAATGAGGGTTTATTTTATGTTGCACCTACTAGTTGTAATCCATTCCCTAATCAAATAATGAAAATGAGTAATACTCAATTTCAAGCTACGTTCCCTAATGTTCCATATCCTCAAAGAGGTGGGGTTGATTGGACTCAAATAGACCCTAAACCAAAACGTCAAACATTTTTTGAATTTGCTCAAACGTTTTGGAGAAATATGATTAACGTTAGAAATCGACAATATGTTACTAACGGGGGAACTACAGGTTACCCGACATTGGAATCTATCTATTGGAAATATCTTTTATCTGAAGAAGCCATAGGTCAACCTAATGATAATTTCACATATCAAACAATGACTGATTATGTTAGTGGGTTAGGTGATTATTGGATTAGATTGGTGGAACAAATGATACCGGCATCGACTATTTGGAATACAGGTGTTAAATATGAAAACTCTATTTTTCATAGACAAAAATATGGGTGGAGAAGACAAGGTGGTTGTAGGATTATCGCAGTACCTTGTAATCCTTGTTCAGCAACATCAAATGTATTTCCTATTGATTGTCCAACCCAAAGTATTGAGACTGCGATATATCCTTGGGATACAAGTTCAACAGTTCAGTCTTTTTCCGCGGTATTAGGTGCGGTAGTTACTAACTATTTAACGACGAATGATATAACAATTACTGATTGTAATTTAAATAGTTTGTCAACCGAATGGTTTGTTGACATACGAGTTCGTGATATTACTCTTGTTAAGAAATCGTTTTATTTTGGGTCAGGATATTCAGTACCGAATTTAAGTTCGCCAAGTGATGCTCAATGGTATAGTGCGTTAATTAGTTCATTAGACGATTTAACTAATGATGGGTTCGATTACTATTTAACTGATAGTGAGACCGTTGTGGTTTATAATTCTATTTGTTCAGAATCTGACCAAGGTTTAAACTTTAAATTGAATGTCGGGATAAATTTAAATTTATGTTGTAAATAATGAGTTGTGTTTTAAATTATACTTTAACGGGAATAACGGGTGATTGTAGTAATTTAGGTGTTGGTTCCTTTGGGTTAACAATTGAAGGTTCAGCCCCTGGTTATACCATCCAATGGTTAACCCCAATCACGGATATTATACCTTTAGGTGAGGGTGTGACAAATTATGAAGTAACTGATTTAACATCGGGAACTTATAGTTTCAATATTATTGATAGTTGTTCGGACCCTGTAAATAATGTCGCTCCCGTGTCTGTTTTCATTTCTAGTGGGGTATGTACTTCTATTAGTAACGTAATAAACACGGTTTGTGATTTAAATAATGGTTCATTAACTGCGACAACTCAATATGACTATGGTAGTAATAAATTTTATTTATATCATACAACGTTAGGTTATATTTCTTCAGGTACGACAACAAACACAATATCCCCTCCGGGTGCAGTGTTTACGGATTTATCACCTGGAACTTACTATGTTGTGGTAAATGATGGTGGTGGTTGTTCAGGTATTACCAATTCGGTAATTGTAAAAGAATCAACCCAATTAGATTTTGGTATTTATATTGTTAACGATGCTGGTTGTAATGTTAATTCAGGTAAACTATTTATTACAGGTTTAACAGGGTCGCCACCATATAGTTATTTATGGAGTAATGGTGAAATTACGGATAATATTGAAAATTTAACTAGTGGAGGGTATAATGTAACTGTTAGTGATAGTTCAGGTTGTGTTGTTAATAAAACCGCAATGGTTTCTAAAGTACCGACTGTTGGTCAGGCCGGAGTGTTGGTAACTCAACCCTCTTGTTTTGCAAGTGATGGTACTCTAACGTTATTTGTTTCAGGTGGTACTGCACCATACTATTATTCAGGTTCAAATGGTACTGTGTCGGTTCAGTTTGCGAATTATTTTGTGTTCGATAACTTACCTTCCGGTGTTTTTAGTTATTATGTTCAGGATTCCGGGTTATGTAATTTTAATGGGGATACATCATTAATTACACCATTAACATTCACCGTTGTTTCTGTAAATCAAACAAATTCAAAATGTAATAATAGTAGTGGTTCTATTAGCCCTTTAGTAACTTCAGGTTCACCACCATATACATTTAAATTAACATCACCGAATGGTTCAAATAATAGTGTAACAACAACATTAAATAGTTATGAGTTTGTTGGGTTATCGTCAGGAGTTTATACTTTGAGTATTTTAGATGCCGGTGGTTGTGAATATATTAGAACTTATGAAATTATTAATGAGGTGTTATTTAATATTACACCGACTCTTACAGGAACAACTTGTGGTTTAAATAATGGGGCGGTTAATGTTAAAATAAGTGGTGGTACAGGTCCTTTTTTACTTCAGGTGGGTGGGCAATCAGTACAGATTACGACAACAGGACATACTTTCCAAAATTTAGATAATGGTAGTTATGTTTTAGATGTTACGGATACTAGTGTTCTTTGTAAACAAAGTACTACGATTTTTATTAATGATTCGGTTGGTGTTGATTTTACGATTAACTCACAAAACCCTGTCAATGGTAATGATGGACGGATTGAATTATTTATCACTAGTGGTCAACCGCCTTTCACATATGAATGGAGTCCTAATGTTGGTTCACAAACAGGAATGTTAGTCACGGGATTAGGTGCGGGTACTTACACAGTTAAAGTCACAGATAATAATGGTTGTGTTAATCAAAAAACAAAAATACTTTTAGGTATGACTTGTTCTGTGGCTTATGAAGTTTATAATCTTAGTTCGGAGAATTTTGTAAATACAGGTGAACTAATTAAAAAAGGACCTCATCAAATGTTAACTGAAGGGTTTTATGATTTAACGCTTAATGAGAAAAATTGTATTTTAAATAATGCGGTTTTTGATGCTTGTGTTAGTGTTAAGGGTGTTTCGGCAACAACGGCATCCTTTTTTGTTGGTGAAACATTGAATGAATACCCAAGTGATTCGTTATGGGGTACGACTATTAGAAATTTACTATTATCGTTTGATGGGATTGGTGGGGTTGTTATAAACAATTCAACGAATAAAATAACAATAAGCACTGATTGTGAATCTGAAGTTTCATTATTGGATGCCGATATTTCTGTTTATATGGTAATACATTATGATGTTTCGTGTGTGTGTTGTGAAGAATACGTACCAACGGAATGTGAGATAACCGCAGAATATTGTGAAACACCTGATAAAGTTATTTACGATATAAAAATACCTTTTACTGGGTTTGATTTCTTAGATAATGTTAATATTATACCAACAAGATGTGTTCAGTTGGCAAATCAAATAGATTGTTCTGCCGGAGGGGCCGAAGATTTGGGGGTTGAATTTAGACAACAGAGGGATTCTTATGTAAAATATTCGAATGAATATTTTCTAGCAATGGTTACAGGACAAATAACGCTAGCGGAATCTATACCGATAGTTCTCCCACCATCAATGGATAATCCTTTAAATTCATTTTATCAAGGTCCTAATAATGTTGGATATCTTCAAATGAATGTCTTACAAGGGTGTAGTTGTAAAAGATATTATGAAAGTGAAGGACTTGTAGGTCCTCAATATGATTTTGACATTGTTTTCTTAACTGAAGTACAATCATATGGTGATTTACCATTGACAGGTGAGTTTGGACAACGGTGTATGGTCGTTGATGAAGATATGTGGTATTATTGGAACCCTAATAGTAATAATTGGACGGACGATAATACCCCAATTGTTGGTTATCCTGACCAAGAAGATTGTGCGTCAAGTCAAAGGGAAAAACGGAATGCTTATTTGAAAGCTTTAAACCAATTGGGATTGGCTAGTAGACCGTTTACTTGGTCGAACTTTTATATACCATTTTATCAAATATATAAATATAAAACTTAATTAAAATAAAAAATTATGGCATTTTTTTTCGATATATGTGATTACTTAGGGAGTAATATGATTGGTGTTGATACTATTGAGGCTAATTGTGTCAATTTTGAGGATATGGCGTCAACGGCTAGAGAGACACGTAACGCGTATGTTAAAGCTTTAAACCAATATATTAAGAGTGTGACAACTTGTGATGTTGATGGGACTTGTGACTCAATAATACAGGAAAAAATATATACTGATTTTTGGCAAGGGACTTTCATTGATTTTTACACAAAATTTGACATATTTTGGAATATGTTGTTTTGTGACGGTATTGATAAAAAAACGGGTTTAGAATATCAATCAATGAGACTCCCAACTATAGGTGGGGGTGATGATATTGATTTTGACTATGTTGTTGATTATGGTGATGGTAGTTTTAATATGTCAAATGTTATTGCTTATCAGGATTCTATGGTTAAATTTATGTGTGACATTAAGAATATTATGGTGTTAATTATGGGTGAAACATTTGAAGAAACCACATTTACCGAATTTTACCCAATAGGGTTAACACCAACACCAACACCAACAATGACGATGACACCCACATCTAGTTCACCCGCGATAACGCCAACGCCAACATCTAGTTCACCGATTAGTTCGTCACCAACACCAACACCAACACCTACTAATATAGGAACATACTCTTGCACCGTTTCCACCGACTTTGCTGATTATGGTCCTAGTACTTTTTCTATTACAATAAATGGTATTGAATACCCATTTGGGGATTTATGGAAATCGTCATTATACCCTCAATTAGAAACAGATTTAAATGCTTTCACCGTTGGTGGTTTACCACTTGGTTATTTTACAATAACAACACAACCACTTGATTTTTCGGTAGGTGTTTTAACAGTTATAGGTATAGGGACAAATACATATGATAATATTAAAGTAACTTATGGTGGGTCTCCATCTATAATACCTTTTGTTTGTGTTAATATACCATCCATAACACCAACACCAACACCAACACCAACACCAACAATGACGATGACACCAACATCTAGTGGGCCGATTAGTTCGTCACCAACACCAACACCAACAATGACAATGACGCCAACATCTAGTTCACCGATAACACCATTTGTTGGTTTAGCGGCTTGTGACCCTATGTTTTTATTTAACAAAGGGGCTGGTACTTATGAATTATTCACATATAAAGTTAGTACTAACACTACTAAGTCAATATTAACACCATCTTTAATTTTCAATCGTATAATGGGTAGAAGTCATAATAAACTATGGTTAGAATATCAAAGTTCTGTGTCAACCGTATATGTTAATGAATATAATTTAGTGGAAAACCCATATAGTGTTACATTATCAAGAACTTTCTCAATTTCTAAAAATGGTGCGGGTAACGCTTTTGATGGGTCCTTCGCTAAAAGTAATACTGAATTAATTGGTTTCTATGGTAGTTACCCTTCTAATTTTATTTCTATAGATATTACAACAAACCCCGCAGGTCAAACCGATTTATGGGCTACACCATCAAATAGAAAAGTACAGGGTAACGCTCTTTACACAACTAATGATAAAGTTATCTATCTAAACTATACAACAAGTAGTAATTTTTATTTAACTCAAGTTGATTATTCTACGGGTACTGTTGACTTCGATACACTTTTAGGGTCAGCAAATTATTTTGCGGCATTATTCGTTGAAGGTGGTGGAGTTTATGCGATTGATAATAAAACAGGTGGTGAAAATAATGTTTATCGAATTAACCCAACAAATACGACAAAATTAACTTTAGTTGGTAGTACGACTCAAATACCTACTAATCCTGCTAATAGTTCGGCACAACCGGCTGATTGTATAACATTACCGATTAACCCGGCCTCTTGGACGGGTGCGGGTATTTAATCATTTTGATGATTTAAGTAAATATAATCATTTATAAAATTAACTTCTTTAATATTTTTAATTAAAAAGAAGATGAATTTTAATGATTTAGTATTTGTATCCGCACAACCCGATGTTCCTTATTTTCATTGGCAAACAAAAATATATGTTCATAATTTTATTGATAAAGGTGTTAGCCCAAATCAAATACACGTTTTGTTTGTTATTGTTGATGGAGATAAACCTTCAATAAAATCGTTGGAATTGGAGTCTTATGGGGTTAATGTATACCATTATCTTGATGATAGGAAAAATAAAGAATATATTCCAAGTTTACGACCATTAATATTATCTAAATGGTTAAAAGAAAATCCCCAATTTGGTAAGTGTTATTTTTACCACGATTCTGATATCATTTTTAGAGAGTTACCTGACTTTAATTCTATGATTGATAACGATGTATGTTATTTATCTGATACGACCTCATACATTGGTTATAACTACCTTAAAGAGTCTAGTGATAGGTATGATGTTGAACATCAGATATTACCAAAAGATAAACTATTGACTTCGATGTGTGGCATTGTTGGTGTTGATATTGAAACAATTGAAAAAAATCAAAAGAATTCAGGTGGTGCTCAGTATTTGATTAAAAATACTGATTATACATTTTGGGATAAAGTTTATAAAGATAGTGAAAATCTTTATCAAATGTTAATTATGTTTCATAAGGCATATCCGATACAGAATGGTTTACAAATATGGACTTCAGATATGTGGGCGGTTTTATGGAATTTATGGTTCTTAAAGAAAGAAACTAAAGTAACTGATTCTCTTAGTTTTTCTTGGGCTACAGATACTATAGACCAATATAATAAAAAAGTGATACTTCATATGGCTGGTGTAACAGGTGAATTAAGAGATAGTAAATTTTATAAAGGTGATTATATAAGTTTAAATCCTTTGGACTTATTAAAGATTGATGATGGATTTTTTGATTACATAGATGAGAATAGCTCAACAAAAAAATACATTGAAGTTATGAAATCTATGTTAAAAAACGAGACTAAAGGTTATTTATAGTAAAAACATTATATGGCAACACCAACAGAAAGAAATGAATGTGGGGTAATAACAATTTTCCCGATGTCTGTGACTTGTAATTCTACAAATCCGTCGAGTTATGGGGGTTCCGATGGGGTTGCAAGTTTAATAATCTCAGGTGGTTCACCACCTTATAAAATTACTTGGAATAATGGTAGTATTAGTCAATCAATAAACAATTTAAGTTCAGGTTCTTATGTTGCGACGGTTACTGATTCATATGGTGATTATACAATTCAAAGTACTTGTAATTTGGGACAACCAACAACAACTACGACAACTACAACAACTACAACGACAACGTTACCTCTTTATGATTTCTGTCTAACGTTTAAACCTATAACCAACAATGGTGGTTATCAAATTCGAGAACAATAATATAAAATATGGAAAATAATCAACCAATTTTTAGTTGGGGAGTAACAAGTTCAGGTTTATTCTCAAAACCTTTTAATCTTCATTTTAACCCTGATGGGTTCTTTAATAGTAAAAATTCTTGGTTATCGGATGATGGTACTACTAAAATTATTTGGGATACAACTCTAAACGCTTGGAAATTATCGGGAAGTAGTTTTACTACCGTTCAAGTGATTAATACTAACAATAGTTATCCGCCAATTAATGGTAATTGGACCGTTTTAGGGGCTAATTATAGTTCGGTGGCGACTCAAGGTGAATGTCCACCAATTGATGTTTTAGTTGCTAAGACTGATTACAATAGTCCTGATTGTGTTTGTAATGGGTCAATTAATATTACCGCAACGGGTGGTGTTCCACCATATCAATATTCGTTTGATAATGGTATTACGTATGGTGGTGGTCCGATTAAAACCGATTTATGTGGTGATAATATTTTTACCGTTAAAACAAAAGATTCCGCAGGGACTATAGTAACTAATACTATTGTGCTACCTGCTGCGACACCGAAAATTAATTATACCACTAATCTAAAAGTGATTTCAACAACTAATTTAACTAGTACCTCAATTAAATATGTCTACGCTATTGAGGTAATACCAACATTACCTCCGGGTGTTGAGGTGACGTTTGATTTGACTCTTGATGCGGAATTTCTAAGAACACCTAATAAAACTTCAGCAACTTCGACATTTACGACAAATGTCGTTAAAAATACTTTAACTATAATACCGACTATTTCTATTAACGAATTTCAATACGTTGTTAACGCAACTGCTGGTTGTCAAGGGTCTCTACAATATACTACAAATTATTCTAACAAATATCCTTCGATAAAGTTTAAAACGGGTGATAACTATACGATTGAGGCGATAAGTGATTATGTGTTAGATTGTACTAAATCTTTATACGAGTTATCGAATAGTGAATTGGGTCCATTAAGTATTGGTTATCCGGGTACAAGTACAACAAATTGTTGTAAGGGGTATTTTAGTAGACCACCTTCAGGTCAGATGTCAAACCAAACTTTAAGTGGTTGTAATTGTTGTACGGTAACAGAAACAGATTATTGGAACTATTTCTATAATAGGTCTTAAAATAAAAAAAAGAAAAAAATAATATAAAATGGGGTTTATTTTAAAAAATACATCAGGGTTAGTGAATACGAGGTTTACTGATGCCGCAAGACAAAAATTATCACAGGGTAAGTTTAATATTAGTTATTTCCAAGTTGGAGATAGTGAGGTTTTATATAATACATTACCGACAACATATGTTCAGACTAATACAATGATATTAGAACCGGGGTTTAATGCTCAAAATTCAAGTGGTACTCCTGAGTCTAATAAACAAAATGTTAAATATCCATTTTATGTTGATGGTACAGGTGGTAACACTTATGGTATTCCTTTTATGGATTCGGTTGTTAGTCCTATCTATAATACTGCAGCAATTAGAGGGTTTTTTAGTGGGGATACAAATGTTTTACCAACTAGTTGGAGTGCGTTGACGGGAAATGATTATGTGGTTAATTCTAATTACGTTGTTAATATGTCAAGTATTACAGGAGGTACAACAATTCGTTTAGTTGATTTAACTTGTAACCCAATTCAGTTTTCTCAACCATCAATTGGGGATATTATAACAATTTATTATGATAATTTGGGTGGTAATAATTGTGGGTGTATTAATTTACCGACACCGACACCAACATCAAGTCAACATTCGACACCCACGCCAACGCCAAGTTCAACACCAAGTCCTGGAGCTCCTTGTGCAACACCATCACCGACACCAACACCATCATCGAGTTATTGTCCTGGACCTAAACCAAAAATAATTAGTACTGAGTGTACTATGTCAATGACCTCTTGTTATCCTGTTTTAACGTATCGAATTGTTGATATTTGTAATAATGTAGTGACTTTAGATAGACCAACACCTGATTATTCTAATATTACGTTCACAGGGTGTTATGCTCGAGTTATTGTGTATCCAAAAAAGATGACTAATTTATATGATAGTGTAACGCCGTTAGACCATTATGCTGATGATATAATTAATTTCGAATCTGTTTGTGGTGTTGATGAATTTAACGTTAAGATTTGGAATATGAATATTCCTTGGTCGGAGAATCTAGCGGGTATGATTTCATCGGATAAAGACTATACACAATTCGGTTCAGTTAATTATTTAGGGGCTAAAGAATATTTGGGGTATATGTCAAATAGTGGTCAAACATTCTATGTGAATAATGTGTTAACTGCGGAAACGACTGATACTTATTATTATAATTCATTTGATGAAAAGATTAAAGTTGAACCTAAAGAACAAAAATCAATCGCAATAATCCATTATACTAATCAGACAATTGATTTATTTTATGGTGAGAAATTTGCGTTAGAACCTTATGACCCGTCAATACCTTATGATGCGACAGGACAAGCAAGAAACTTTAAATTACATATCCCTTGGTTAATGTGGCATAAAAACCCTGAATGTTGTTATGGTGAAACATTTTGGGTGGACCCACCAAATTTTGATGGTTTAGGTTTATTTACACCTCATTATATGCAATCTAAGAAAAATCTTGATATGAATTCACCTGGGTTACGTTACTATAATTTATGGGATACTAATCCAACCATTGTTAATGGTTTACCAAGTTTACCAAGTAGAATCGGTAAAGTTTTTCCAGATGATAGAATGATAGTGATTGATGATGAAGAGATAATAGCTGCAATGTCGTACAAATCAAATCGTAATTGGACGTTACCGGCAACTAAATTGTTTTTATCAACACCAAACACTTGTAACACAATTGGTAGTACTCTAGGGGTTTTAACAGGGTCAAATGAGACTATGTTTGTTACTTATCGTTTTAGTAACTCAAGTGCTTTCACTGAATCATTACATTGTAATTATTATAGTCAAATTATGGGTCCTGATAATTTATGTAATCCTTCTGATTCGGAAAATGTTGGGGTTAGATTTGGGGGTAATTTATCTTGTTTAGCCATATATAATGATACTTTTAAACAAGGATTTTTTGCTGAAAAAGTTGAAATTATTTGTCAAAAAGTGACCACAGGTTTACGACCAAATTCTGACGATTGGAAAATAATTGATATGACTGACCAAATAAGTGGTAGTACTGTTAATGGGTATATTACTGAAGCGGCGTTGACAGGTCATACGTTTGTGATAACTAAAGACCTTTATGATTTGGCTCCGACTTATTATTTAAATAATTATATTCCATTAACAACTCAAGGTGATAATACGTCAGTACAACTCAACTTTGGTGATGAATATTATTTTTATGGGTCATTAGAGACTGATATACAAGCGACTATCTATGAAATGAGGTATAAAGTTAATTTATCTAATAGTGAATTCCTAACGAGTACTAACCCAACTTGGAATACAACGGCAAAACCTTATCTTACTGAAATTGGTCTTTACGATTCAGATAAAAATCTTATGATTGTATCTAAGCTACAATCACCTGTGGTAAGACAGGGAATTCAGCAATTTTTGATTAAATTTGATTTTTAATATGAAAAAAACGTTAAAAGAAAGTCCTAAAGTTTTAGGTTTAGATGTCTCAACAAAAACTATCGGATGGGCATTATTTGATATCCAAAGTCGAGAATTATTAGAATTAACCCATATTTCACCTGTACCCAAACCTGTTGAAGAATATAAAATTAAAGAATTGTTACTTAAAAGTGATATCTTTAAAAGTAAATTAGTTCAGTATCAAGATATGGGTATAACTAAGGTTATTATTGAGGAACCATTATTAAATTCAAATAATATTAGAACGGTTCAGACATTGTTGAGATTCAATAGCTTTGTTTGTAAAGTAATATATGATACGTTGGGGATTGTTCCTGAATTTATTTCAACATATAATTCGAGAAAATACGCATTTCCTGAACTTGTTCAACTTAATGATAAGGGAAAACACGTGTTATTTGGTGGTTTACCAAAAGATGCTGATAAAAAAATGATAGTATGGGAAAACGTTGCTAAACGAGAACCACAAATTCAATGGTTATATACTAAAAATAATACATTGAAAAAAGAAAATTTTGACCAAACAGATGCTTATTGTTGCGTTTTGGGTTTTATGTCTCAAGAAAAGATTTGGTAAAAAAAATAAGATAATATAAAAAGGGGTGATTAGTCATCCCTTTTTTTATGCCTTTTATTGTAGTTCTATGAATCCTGACCCATCTTGTAATATGATATAACCACCATCTTGTAATAATAATAAATTTCCTGATAATGTTGTCGGTGTAGGTGATGGGGTGTATGATGGTGTCATACTTGGAGTGTGTGATGGTGTGTATGTTGGTGTCACTGACGTTGTCGGTGTAACGCTATTTGTTGGGGTTATAGTGTTGGTTGGTGTATTTGTCGGTGTTTCTGTCGGAGTATTAGTCGGGGTCTCAGTTGGTGTTATAGTGTTGGTTGGAGTATTTGTGGGTGTATTCGTAGGAGTTTCGGTAGGCGTTATTGTATTTGTGGGAGTTTCAGTAGGTGTATTCGTAGGAGTTTCGGTAGGCGTTATAGTGTTGGTTGGGGTATTTGTGGGGGTTTCAGTAGGTGTATTTGTAGGAGTTTCGGTAGGTGTTATTGTATTAGTTGGTGTATTTGTAGGTGTTTCGGTAGGTGTTATTGTTGGTGTGTTTGTTGGAGTGTTTGTTGGTGTTTCTGTTGGAGTATTAGTCGGGGTTTCGGTTGGGGTATTAGTCGGAGTTTCAGTTGGCGTTATGGTATTTGTTGGGGTTATTGTTGGGGTATTTGTTGGGGTTTCAGTTG